CTAACTGAAGTTGAAATGACTACGCCAGGCATAGGACCTCACTGTTTCGAATAGGGAATCCCGTTTGTATGGTCAATTGTACAGACGAGATTCTATTATTTTGTGCAACTATGAATTGAACTTTTAAAAGAACGTTTTCAGTCATTTAGGGACGGCATTTCCTGACCAGCGCCGGCAGACCTTGCTTCTATCTCAACTTCAGAAACAATTCCAAGAGGTTCGCGTGTTACTACTTCATCAAGTTCCAGCGTGTAAGCAATGTATGCGCCGGCCATCATCCTGTCGCCTTTAAGCAAAGTGATATCGGAATATTCTTCACGGATACTATTTTCCGAAATCAATGCCCTAAATGTGGTTCTTGAGTCATACGCCTTAAGACATGGATAGTCAAGAAGCGCACTTCTAACAACTGTTGTCAGCCTGTCTCTCATGAGTGTTGTGTCTTCGTTGCCTTCGTCCCTAACCCATATATATGTCCTCATGCTGTAGCCGACGCGGTATAGGGGGTCAGTGCTGTCATAACCAATACGCTCCAAGCCAGTCATTGATAAGGCGACGGTAATTATCGACGGCCACTCATCAATGGCCAAAGGTTCGTAGGCAATGAATTGCCCTGGGTCCGGAAGTGCGGTGCTATCGAGATTCCAGCCGTTCCTATATCGAATGAGTCTTATTGGCAGGTCAGCTTTTAAATAATCATTGACATACTTCTTCGCGAAGTGTGAGCCATTCATTAGGGCCGTCATGTCAGCTTGCTTCCTTCAACTATGTATTTTGTCGCCTTTTTATTGATGTCCCTGTCAAAGTCACGAGGAACAAATAAAATTTTGCGAGCCGGCATGTCCTGTGTGCCGTATTGATGGAACTTAGCTATTGGGCTATCAATAACAAACGTTCCCTCCATATCGCTTATTACATTTTTGGGGCTTGATGCCATGTTCGCAACGCTTCTGAAAAGCTCTCCAGTCAACACAAGTGGCGGAGCACCGGGGACCCTCTCGAACTTCCATGATGCATACTCTTCATCAAGGGGCGGCCATGCCCCTTTGAGCATCGCTTTGGCCGACAACGAACCCATTGTTGTGAAGTTTTTTGAGTAAGCGCGCTCTAGGTAATTTTTTGCCCAATGCAAAACAGGGCTCATTTTTTTCGCCCGGTCTTTCATGTTTTCGAGACGGTCTTTGGCGTCTTCTCCATGAAAGTCAACGTCTTTAATGTAGACAAAAACTTCTTTACCGGCCATTATTACGCCCTGACACGACGGTACTTGCGGACAGTCGCCAGCTCGCTATCAAGAAACCCCGTCACCAACGGTCCAGTATTTCGCGTGGTGATGTCCTTGACTCCAACCACATCGTCGTGCATGTTCTGCATTTCACGCGATGCTGCGCGCAGTATGAGAAGCTTGAAAACAGGTATTGACGCTCCATCTAGCCCAGCAGTGTAGGTAACGGTGACTAGGTCGTCTGAATACCCATAATAGTAATCTATTCCGTATTTTCTTGGTATGTAATCGGTCTCTTCCGCTAATACCCTTTCCTGTCCAAAAACTGGTTTGACCTTTACTTCCAGTATCGAAACTATTGGAGTGTTCTTGAAGTAAATAGCCGGAGGCGGAGTAGCCCAAGTTGTCATATCATTTCTCGGGCTGGTCGTAAATGAGGAGTTATACGTATTGTCGTTTGCCGTTAAGAAGCTCCCCATGGGCACGCCGACATGCCCGGCATCGAGTCGATGCTCTTCTTCAAACTCCGCAACCTCTATGGGTCGTCTCAGAAATGACTCAAGCTCGCTCTGTAGCCCGGCTAAAATGATTTCTGCGGCATCCTCTTGACGCGCAGAAAGCTTGATATCCATGTATGTCTTGACATCGTTGACTGAGACAATCATGGCTGCTCCCGTTTAAAGCGATTTTGCAAATAAATGCGGTATCAAATTCTAACACCTAGTTAATATCTGGGGACGCAGGGGGCGTTGACCAGGCCACTGTCAGGGTGTAGATTTGCAACCGTGCAGAAAAATGAGATATTTCAGGTATCCAAGAAGTTTGATAATTCTGAAAAATCAGACATTAATCAAGAAATACTTGACAGGGTTACGAGGGTGATTTTCATGGCCTTCATGCCGGACGATGAACCAATGTCCGAGAATGAGTTCGATGAACTTATTGAGGAATCTTCCGGTATGGCATCAATAATTATGGCCGTAGCCGGAATGGACGTAATAGGGGAAAACCCCCACGGCGAATACGTGGCCAGATTTAAACCGTATGATTCATTAGAGCATTTTGGCAAGGAGAATGGCTTACAGTGAAAACAAATATTTCTTCAATTGATTTCTTTGTCGATGAAGGGTCAAAAAGAGCAGCAGCTGTCGATGTTTTTGAGAACGTCATGAAGGTTTTGTTTTTTTACCTAGAGGAAGAACAGGAGGGCCTCGATGAAGAGGGGGCCATGGAGGATTTCTCTGATTTCCTGTGGGATATGACAGTTTCGGCAATGGCGTCAACCGGAATAAAGATTCTGGGCAAAGATAACGACGGGAATTACATCGCAAGCCTGAAGCCGGCGAAATCGGTAAAAGATTTTCTAATAAATGAGGACATCGGCAGAGATGACCATATTTTCTATGAGGACTATCTAGAAGACCTTGGGAGAGACTCTGGGTTTGGGCGCCATGATGAAAAAATAATCGGAGACTAGTCTGGCCCAAGAGCCAAGATTACTTCTTCCGCTTGCCACCCGTTTTGCCCTTCCCGGCCAATTCTCTAGCTTTCTTAGTACCAGTCTTTGCTCGCTTACGCTGTTGCGCACGCGCCGCAGACTTTGGCAGCGGTGGCCTAATTGGTGCGCCCGGTTTCCGAACTGACGTGGTTCCGCGAGGCCTGTTGACTATGTCGCTCGAGCCCGTTCTGGCTTTTGTTATATTAAGCTTGTCAACTTGCGCCAAAAAGTTGTCTGGCTTTGTCGAACGAGGAGCAATTTTGGTTTTTCCAAAAGTGGCTCCATTTCTATTCATACGCCGCTGTGCGCGCGCGGTTGCCTCGCGTAGTCGTTTTGGATTTGTTCTGCCGACATACCATGCATCGCTTGGCGTTTTTGTACTTCCAGCCTTGCGGCCACCAGGAGTTCCTCTGTCTATGAATTCCTGAGTGACGGACTTTTTCATTTGTCCGCCGGTTCGCCAGCTCTTGGCTATCTTACTGCGCGACTTGGAGCCACCATATTGCGCTAGTACAGCAAGGTCGCCAAACTGCCCCTTGTCAAAACGCTTGTTCCCGACTCCGAAAACCTTATCTGCGACATCCCTAAATGCGTCATACCTGCCCTGGTCGCGCTTAGAAAGCTTTAGACCCTTTCGCATGCGCGCCTGAGCATCCCTGACAAAGTCAAGAATTTGTGCAGCGTCGTCTGTAATGTCTGGGCCGTAGCGTACTCCGGGCATGTGGCTCCTCTGGTCTTTTTCTAAATATACCAGAAAATGACTTTATTTATCTGTCAGGATTTGGGGGTCTTTCAATAGAAAGAGGGTCTTGCTCCATTGAACCCGGGGGAGCCTCGATTGGTATCCATGCGCGAGCATAGTTATGCTCCTTCAGTTTTCTAGTTTTAAGCAACGAACCATCGAGCATTATCGATAATTCTTCAGCCCTCATGCAGAGCATGTCCTCAAAGTCGGCAACACCATATTTACCAGAACGCTTTACTGACCTAATTATGCTTGAAGTCTTGAGCGCCAGAACCTGAGAATGACCCCTGTTGAGCCTCAAATGCATCAACATTGCATCAATTTTGTCAACATCGTGAAATACAACAGGTACCTTCCCTGAGCTTTTTCTTAATATTTGTGGAATATTCGTTGCCAGCAAGAACCTTTCGGAACCGTCAATAATTTCGCCCGTTTCTCGCCGGACGTGAATGGGCTGAATAAATCCAAACTGCGATAAAGATGCGGAAATAACAAGCATCTCAGGCCTGAGAGTATATGTTGCGCGCCAATCTGGTACAGAAAGGACAGATGGGTCAACATATTCAATATTAATACTCATAAATATCAGCTCTTTCCATTTCCACGGCCCTGATTGAGTGGGCTTTTGTTTTGGGCCCAACTGGAGTTGGGGAGTTAACGTCGATATCGTTAAGCATAAGATTTCTGATTAGCCAGCTAACGGGGTACCCGTGAGGGTCTGTTAGGTGTTTTTTTCTAAACTTGGAGACATATGCTCGTGCTTCAGTTTTGCGCCTATCCCCAACTAGGTACTCATCAATAAAACTAGATGCCCCATCAAAGCCAAAACGCGCATAGCTTTCTATTAGCTGTTCGGAATCAAATTCTGGCCAAAGCCTGCGCTGTGCGTCGATGTACGGGAAACACTCAAATAATCTGTCGTAAAATTCTGGCTCAGTAGCGATTACGTCACCAATTCTTCTAATAGCAGTAGCATGAAGTGGTATACCGACTCTCGTATTGCTTCCAGTTAGTGCCGCCAGGTCATAGTATTCGCAGTACTCTGCTCCATGTTCTTCGATTATGAACTTGAAGACATCATTTGTGTTCCAGTCATAAATGACTTTTGCGAACTTTAGGGGTATTCCCTTTTTGAGTTTGTAGGGAGTATTTATGTAGTTTTCGTGCAGTTTCTGGACAATAGACCTGTATCTGACCATCGATTCGCTCGCCCGAACGCCAGTAAGGAAGGCAACGTTTCCCTTCTTCCCCTGCATCGTGTAGTAATCGGTCTGCTCCGGTAATGAAACGCTGTGACTAAGCCCAAAGTGCTTTCCGCTTATGGCCCATGGTGGCATTTGTCTTACCCATCTGTCCTGCTCAAAGCGCTCCTGGCTCCAAAGTAGTGTCGTTATCCGATAACCAAGAACCCAGATTTCTGCTGGGTATGGCAAGCAGTACCACTCCATATCAACCCAGTCATAGTTGCGGACCTTCTCCACATATTCAGCCACTACAGGGCTAACCATTTCCTCATCACGGAATATAACTTTTACTGGCCCGAGACCGCGCTCTTCATGAACTTCTTTTGCCAACAGAAGAACAGCAGTTGAATCTTTCCCACCGGAGAACTGAACACATACGGTATCAAATGTGTCGTAAACGTGCCTAATCCTCTGACGAGCAGCGTCGACGCAGCTCATGTCCAAGAATAGACGCTGGCGAGTCATTTCAGTACCGCGCTATTTGGTTTAGTCTTGCTACTTCGGCTTTTAGCTCGCCATTCTCTGAGAGTGCTTTTTCGGCGACGGCTTTCCAGTAGGTTGCTTCGGATATGCGCTCATCGAGAATCGACAGGATGTCTACGCATTCCTGCTTTGATACTCTACCGCGATTAAGAAGATAACGACATTTTTGTTCTAGTTCTTGATTCATTTCAAATCTCTATGTGTTGGTCAATAAAGTCGATTAATTTTTCTGCAGTCGTTGTTCCTACTACTGCAGAGTCAGAGCGCAGCCACTTAATAAATTCATACCACCTAGCCTGTTGCGCTGTGTTGTCAAATACTATTGTGTATTGAACTACGGCCTGTGGAGCAGAGCCAGGGGCAACGGTTGTTGAGCCTCGAATAACAGCGTCGTTTTGGTCAATTCCAGGCCTTATGTCTATTCTCTGTTTTCCATCGTCCGTTTGTGTAACAGTGACAGCATTTCTATCGAGCGATGGACGATTGGGAACAGGCTCGTACTCGTCTTCTTCATCATCCCCTGAGTCTCCATATCTATCGAACCCAGTTCCGCTTGACGTGAAACCGTTACCAGAATTGTCAGTTATGACAGGCGGGACAAAACCAGCACCAGGCTCGATAACTCTATTGTCTTGGCGGATTACTTTTTGCTCTATCTCCGCCGTAGAGAATTCATCCCATCCGAGTCCTGTCATCAACTCTGGGTAAACATCAGCCAATTCAAGGATTACTTCATTAAGCAGTTCTGGCTCCGTGTAGCCAAGTTCCATTGTTCTATTGTCCGCTATTGCGAATGCTATTGCGCGTTCGCCATCTACGTCATATGGGACTGCTGCAATTTTGTTCCATCCAAGTTGTTTTGCAGCCTGCAACTGATGGTTGCCAGCAATTACGGTTGCTGTTCCATCATCGTTCGGACGTATCACTATTGGCTTTATTTGACCAAACTCTTTATACGAGGACATAATCGCAGCAACATCACCTCGCCGCGGGTTGTTGTCTAGTGGTATCAGGGTGTCTATGTCTACTGCTAGGGAAAGTAATGATTCATGTATGCCGTTTGACATTTGTTACACCTGTGTTCTTACGTTTGCGTTCAGTGTTCTTATTGCATCCATGGATGACCTGACTGATAAAAGTTTTTCTCTCTTCGCTTTAACTAAAGCTTCTGCACACTTGTATTCAAACAGCTCCTGGTCTAGCTTGTAGTCAGCCCACGCTTCGCGCTCCTTGATAGAGCCCTTTGCCGAAAGATATTCGCGTGCCCAGTTCGCCTTATAGAGAGCTTCTTTTTTTGCCATATCCATAGACAAAGACTCAAATTGCTCTGTCTCGTTTTCTAGTGTGTCCATCAAGCGCAGCAGCTCCTGCTCAATATCGACTTGGCTAATGGGTGTTGTTCTCATTTTCCCTCTCTGATTCTGTCAATTTCAGCCCAGTCTACTTTCTCGAGGGCATTAAGTTGCTCTTTATTCCAGTACTGCGTTGACTGACCAATATATGTCAAACCCATTTGTTCAAGAACCCACGCGTCGCATTCATCATCGGCCCCAGAACCTTCGAATGTCAGTCCTGTTTTCGCTGAAATAGATGATATAACCTCTGTTTTCCCGGCGTTACCTTTGCCTGTTGCAAATTTTGCTCGGCATGTTGGGGGAATGTCTATAAATGGAATATTGAATTCCCAAAGCCTCATTCTCACTGCCCCACCGAGCTCGCCAATACTGTGAGCCTGGCCATTTCTGGAGGCGAATGAGTACCCCTCGATTATCACTACATCTATGTCATTGTCCGCAATCAAGTCAAGTATTTTATTTGAAACAATTGACAGGCGCTCCGGGCCCTTGGCGTTTGTCTTGATTACGCCCGTTTCTCCATTTATTGAGTAGCCAGTAGACGTAAGAGAAAGGTCCAGGCCGATAAAGCGCATAATTGCTGACTATAGCAAATACAAAGGCGGGCAGTGGCCACAGTTTGGCACCCGCCCGCCGATGTACCTATACCATCCCCAGGTAGCGATATCTGAGAATGATTAAATAATACACTCATTCCCATGAATGTTTAGCGAGTCCAAGCGAAAAGGATAAACCCGGTTCATTGCCTATTCTCGCGTGGCACTGCCTACATACCGTTACCAGGTTTTCTCGCTCAAGTATTGAACCACCCTGCGACCTACGAACCAATTCATGGACGTCCACGCTTGTTCTATGTACGAAAGTGACTAAACCATCATGCTTTGCAAAAATAGGGCATGCATAGCAAAGGGGAAATTCTAGAAGCATTTCTGCTACCAGTTTTCGCCTCTCAACATAGACTTTTTCTGTCTTTTTGCTTCGTTTGGCTATCGGTTTTGACGCTCTTTTTATTGGTGTTCGCTTAAGTTGCGTGCGCTTGAGTGGCTTCTTCCGCTTCATCTAAGCGGAGATATTACACCAGCTAGAGGTTGTCGTTATTGATTGAGTCAAATGTCCATTTTCCGTCAAGGGCATCCCATAGAGAACGGTCGATTGCCGTGTCCTCTAGGTCAAATTCTCTGAGGAGGTTGCGGTGTGTGATGATTGCGCGCCTATAGAACTCGACATCTTTCCAGCCGTCATTATCGCTTTGCTCACCGGTCTCAATCATGACGCAAACTTCATCAAGACGTCTATCAACGTGGTACTTGAACCGCTTGATACGTGTTGCTTTTTCGCTGTAGTAACGCTGTGTCTCGCTCGTCAGCTTGCCACCTTTTGAACCAAGCGATGAGTAGCGCCGCTGGTCAGACTCGCTGTCTGCTTCAACATTATCTATTTGGTTCTGTAGGTTCTCCGAAAGCGCCAGAAGGGCGTTTTTCCACCGCTCCCAGTTTTCTGGATGGCGGAGTTCGTCCCTTTCCGATGGGGTAACTCTGTTTTTTACTTCCTCTGCAACAAGTCGTGCAAAAGAGTCATCATTCCAACGCATGCTCATACGTGTTTGTAGTGTCCTGTTTTTGTGTTGTGCTGTTTTCATAGATTTTGTTATGCGTTATCGCTGCCATGCTGGGCACATTGACTTAAACCCGCACCAATTGCAGAGAATAGATTTGTTTGGTTCAAAATAACCATCAACACACCGTTTCTCTATCCCATTTCGCACTTCAGCTATAACCGAGGCCACTTTCTCAATGTCATCAGGGGTTATTTGCTTTTCAAACCTAACTCCATCTTTTAGATAAAGGAGTTCCACTTCAAAGCGTTCTGCCTCAATCCCTATGCTTTTCAGGAGCTGGGTGTAAATGATAAGCTGAAAGAATTTATCGTCGACATAGTTCTTTTTGGGCGTTTTGCCAGTCTTGTAGTCACACACACGCGCAATATCGCCATCAACGTGGAGGCGGTCAATATACCCGTGAAGTCTAATTCCAGATATATCGCCCTCAACGTGCTCCTCTATGCCCCACGGAGATACTGATTCCGGTTCTTCTAGCAACCAAAGATTTTCGACACACCACCATGCTGTCCAGCGGAATAACTTAAGTTCCTTTTCGGAGTGTATTAGCGTGCAGACCTGTTCTTCCCACTTTGACGCCCATAGGTCTCTTGCTATGTTACGTGCGGTGTCTTTGGTGCGGGCTGCCGGCTCAAGGGCATACATTGTTTCAAGTATCTCGTGAACAAAATTTCCCAACATTGTTGCCTCGGTTGGGGAGTCACGAAGGCCATCAATCTTGCTGAACTTGAACTTTAATGGGCACTGACGAAATGTCGATATTGAAGACGGCGACAGCACGTCTGGGGCGACAAGCGGGCTAGGCGAATCAGCCTGCATTGTCTGGCTCAACGAGAGTTGCCCCGAACGACAAACGCATTGCCTCTACGACCAAGGCGTCAATGTCCTGCTCTGTGGCGGTAGAACGGGTTGGCTTCGGCTTCCCGCCAGAATGCTTCTCCCAGAACATATTGAGAGAATCCTTCTGCTCCGATGTGAGCGTTTTTGTAATGGCAACAAAGTTGCCCCACTTTTCATCAATTTCTGTAGGAACATCATTTGCTGGTGCAGACGACGCTTGTGCGTCTTCCGCATCAAGAGCATCAGCTGTACGCGCAAGATAAAGGCCAACCCCCAGCTGCTGTGCTGCTTTCTTTAGGGCATCCGATACGGCTCCCTTGAAATCATTGCCAAGGTCTACTGGTTTGTTGTCTTTGCGCTGGCGCTTTACTGATTGGCCACCAAAACCGTGTTTGACAACCGTGAGTCCATCAATTGTTGCAACAAGCGAAACGTGGGCAATGATTTCGTCGGTATCAATCTCGTCCCTGCGGACAGAGATGATTTCGAATGACCAATTGTTGACGCCAATAACTTTATTGAGACGGTTGATTACTTCACTGATGGGCAAGTAGACAAGCTGCACACCGCTCTTGACGATTGTTTTCTCCATCTCCTCAGGAAATGGCTCTGCAAGCATTCTTGCTACTTCTGTTGAGTTCATTTGATTGCTTCCTCTCATGTGTTCTATGACTTTGGCTTTCGGACAATGATGCTTGTTTTGAGTTCGCCAACTTCGCTGAAGTTGTCGGCATTAAGGCCAATTTTGTTGAGTTCTTTGATTCTCCAGTAGGAAGGAGCGCAGTATGTCAACATCTCTTCGGCAATCTCTTTAGGTGACCTTGTTACCTCTCCAGTATCCATGTCTATAGACATTTTTACAAGCCTGTCGGCAACAGCGGAACCAAGGTCTGCGTGCTTCCATCCTTTTCTGTCATATGCCGACTTCTTTTCAATCGTTGTTCCATCTGCAAGCATTAGCGACTCCATTGACCCCATCAATTCAGAAAGTGCGGCAGCAAATGAGTCGTAAACGAGGGCAACATCACGTTTTAGATAATTAAGCTCTGCCAGCGCTGCCCCAGCATCTTCTGGAGAAGGGTTGGATGCTAGAAATGAATAGATTTCATTATCTAGGTTCATGACTGCAGAACGAAGCTCTTGGATTTTTTCCAAGCTCATTTTAGTACCTCTTTGTATAGGTCTAGGTTGGCGGCTATGTCAGATGAGTATAGATGCCCTTTTGCGCTGAGGCAACCCCAGTCCGGTCAGGTACGTAAATGCCCCAACAGCCGAGTCAACTTGGTCATCGTGGTTAGCCGCTTCAGGGAACGAAGAAAATTCATCAAGCCAGTCAGTCAACCATGAGGCTCGCACGAGGCGGACATTGCCGTTTGCCGCCGCCGCCGCAAATGGCCTAGCTCTGGTCACTTTGTCCCCGCTCGGGCGCATTGCGCCGAAATCGTAACCCGGGATGACGTATCTGGCATATTGGTCAACCAGGGCTTTCCCGGACGAGCCCGGCTCCTGCTCCATTCTTATTGATACGCCGTAACCGTCCTCTTCAGCAGTTTGAGCAATGAGCTGTTCTACTTTTTCACCCTTAACCCTGGCCTTTTTGACGTCCAGGATGTATGCGATTCCCCCGTCAAAAAGCATAAGGGTTCCTACTGTCCAGTCGGGGTCTGGGTTCCCCTGGTGGGGTTCCGTGGCGGCCAAGTCCCAGTATCTAACAACCCGAGCAGAATTTGTAATCACCGGAATCTCGTCTGGGTCAATAATTATAAAAGATTCTCGCTCAAAAAGGCTACCCAGTGTTGTTGACCACCAGTCGCCTTCCTCGAGCCTCCTTCTTTCTACGGGGTCAAGGGCGGACAGGGCCTGTCGGTAAGACTCTGCATCAATTCCGGGGTTGTCCTTCAGGGTTGAGGGGACGAATACCCTGCCAGTTTCCTTGCCTTCTACAATAAATCGTTGACGAACCCAATTGGGTGCGGGGTTTGATGCTGCCCTCATCCTTAGGGGGACCTGAGCGATTGGACCGCTTGCTGGGCGGCGAAGACGAGAGAAGAGGTACCTATAGTCGGACTCTCTTATTTCTGTGACCTCATCCATGCCGATGAACTGGAATTCTGAGCCCTTATAGCGTAAATAGTCATTGACATTATTTAAGTAACCAAAGGAAATTCTTGCCCCGGAGGGGAAGGTCGCCACGAATGTATTATTGTTCCAATGCACGTCGTCGTAGTTGCTCATCCACGACTTGAAGCGGTCCATTAGCGCCCCAGGAAGTGACAGGTCGGCAAATGTTCTACGGAAAAGGATTGCCGAGTAGTTGGGGACATCTACGTATTGCAGTGCGGCCATCAATAGGGCCGAAGATTTGCCACCCCCAGCAGCACCGCCAAAAAGAGCCTCGATTGAGTTTGTTCGCAAAAACACTTTTTGGTTGATGGAGGGCTCTTCGGGGCAAAATGGCGGCATTTTGGGGCTTAGATACTCCAGTACTTCTTCCCAGTTCGGTTTTGCTGCCATAGAAACTTTGCACCAATTCGATAGGGCCCTTAATACTTTGGGGCCAACTTCTGCGCTACTGTATCTTACATGCCCCCAGCATCAGCAGACATAAAAAATAAACGTCGTAAATCATCTAGAGCATTAAAAATTGCCGCCAGAAAGGTCGCTAGACCGATGGTTCTGGCCTGGGGTTTCATCAAAAACAGAGCCAATCGCAGTACTTTCGCAAATTTATTAATGCTTTGCTTTATAATATTTACCAGTATTGGAGCAGGTTTGATATTTTTGCCTGCCGGTTGGGTGGTCGCTGGTGTTTGTTGTGGAATTTTCGGCTTTTTACTGGGTTCTGAGTAGATAACGCATGGGCTGGAACTCGCCGCAAAACAAGAATATAAATTCCCAGTCTCGCAAAGACCTTGGGTATGGAGCGCCAATCTCCATCAACCCATCCCTTGCCGGCAAGGCGTATAGGGATTCGTGGGACATCGAGCGGGCATACCGCGAGGGAATGTCCAAAATCACCTGGGTTAATCGGTGCATTGATGCAATTGCCGGCAACCAAGCACGGCTTCCAATAATCCTGAGGAAAGATAATTCCAATCAGGGCGAGATAGTCCGTGGCAGGGAAGCAAACCGTTCAACTTTGTTGGAGCTTCTGAACAATAAGGCCAATATTGGTGAAAACTCCTTCATCTTTAGGTACAGGCTCTCTGCTCAGCTTCTATTGGGCACGCGCGGCGCGTTTATTGAAAAGATATATGGCCGAGACGGAAGAATAATTGCACTGAATCTTCTTCCACCACAATCGACAGCGCCAATTCCAGACCCAAAGACATTTGTTTCCGGCTACGAAGTACAGATGCCTTACGGAGAAAAGAAATTTTTAAAACCAGAAGATGTTTGCTGGGTTAGAAGACCGCACCCGCTGGACCCATATCTATCGCTTACGCCCCTTGAGGCATCTGGCGTGGCGATTGAGATTGAGAATCTAGCCAAGCTATATAACAGAAATTATCTACTGAATGATGGCAGGCCTGGCGGTCTATTGGTTGTCCGCGGCGAGATAGATGAGGACGACAAGGAAGAGTTGCGTAGCAGGTTTAGGGGGAATCTGGCCAGGGCTGGGCACACCACAGTTATCGCGGCAGATGATGGTGTCGACTTTGTTGATACATCTGCCAATCCAAGAGATGCTGCCTACATCCAGATGAGACAGATAACAAAAGAGGAAATTCTTTCGGCCTTCGGCGTACCGGAATCAGTCATCGGTAATGCAGCTGGAAGAACATTTAGCAACGCCGCAGAGGAAATACGGGTGTTCTGGATGGAAACAATGCTTCCTCACCTAGAGCCTTTGGCCAGAGCATTAGACGAACTTGACGAGAAGTACTACTTAGATTTTGATACCTCGGAAGTTCCTATTCTTATGCTTTATAAGCAGGAGAGGGATAAATATCTTCTTCAGGAGTTCCAGTCTGGACTCATCAGTGCCAATGAATACAGAATCGGCTCTTCGCGCAAAGAGGTAGAAGCAGATTTGGCTGACTCTTTGCTCCAGAATCCAAACCTAATACCTATAGCAAATACAAAAAAGAAGATGGAAGAAGGGCAAACGCAAATCCCTGGAGCACCAGGCATGCCGGGAATGCCGGGAATGCCTGGTATGCCGCCTGGTATGCCGGGTATGCCCCCGGGAGTGCCTGGGCCGGTTCCTCCTCCGGGCGAAAGCGTTCCGCTCGATGTCAACACAATGGCTGGAGCCCTCGCAGAATCTGCCACAGAAGGTCAGCTCGCCCAAACAACAGTTCCGCCAGAGGCAATGGCAGGAGTACCTGCCCCCGGAATGCCGCCAGGCCCTATGACAATGGCTTCGTCAGCATCTGATGAAATTGAAACCAAAACCGAAGATGAACAACAAGACGTAAAAGAGTCGATAGACAAAACCGAGCTAGCAGTTGAGCGGTGGTCGAACATTCTTGCGCGCGGGATAGAGCGCGTTGTTGAAAGACAGCAGCGCGTTGTTCTGGAAAAAGCCAGCGGAGCAAAAGCCAAAAAAGCCCTTATGGGCGGAACGCTTGACATAGATGCGGTGCTTTCGATTGACACATGGAATCGTCAGTTTGACGAAGACCTCCGACCAGTCATTTCGTCAATCATTAACGATTCTTTTGAGGCAAGAGTCAAGGATGCATCGGAAAACGGCATAAGAGTAAAGGCGATGCCGGCGAAAGATGTACGAACAATGGTTGACGCACATGTTGCAAGAATCAAGAAAATAAACGACGAAAACTTCAGCGAGATAAATTCACTGATGATTAAGTCGTTTGAATACGCAGATGAGGAAAGAAGATTCTCGTTCTTCAGAGACGGCCTTGTTGAGATGTACACAAACTTTTTTGCCCACGAGCAGGAAGAGCTTGCCGAGCGGGAAACTAGGTCTGCCTGGAGCTTTGGACAAACTGTTTAATAGCTAGTTTCAGTATATTAACCACAAAAATATAAGTGGTTTCTTTATACTCAAAACTTAAAGCAATAGTTGCTACGAACAGACTTCCCAATCGCTTATTATCTTGAATAGACGCAAAAGAAGGGCCTCTTGATGCCGGCTGAACTGTTCGAATATAAGTCAACTTCGCTAGGTAGCGGGATTTCCGCTAAGGCCGGAGCGATTAATCTGGACGAGGCTCAGGGGATAGTTGAGTGTTTTGTTGCCGGCATTGGCAATAGGGACTCCGTAGGCGACATTGTTTCCAGTGGGGCTTTTACGAAGAGCCTCCAGCGCAGAAAGCCAAGAGTTGTATGGGGGCACAACTGGAACGACCCAATCGGAAAAGTTCTAGAGATTTACGAAGTTCCCAATACCGACCCGCGCCTCCCGATGAAAATGAAGATGGCCGGCATCGGCGGTCTATTTGCAAGAGTGCAATTTAACCTTAACTCAGAAAAAGGCCGCGAAGCATTTGCGATGGTTGCGTTTTTTGGTGAAGAGCAGGAGTGGTCAATTGGCTACAAGACCCTGCGCGCTCAATATGACCAGAAGTCTCAGGCGAATGTCATCTATGAGCTGGAGCTTTATGAGGTTTCCCCAGTTCTTCATGGGGCAAATCAGCTCACCGGAACTATTTCCGTAAAGTCGGAGGACATGGCAATGGGTGCGATGGCCATGATGGACGACGAAGACGACTCTATCGACCGCGCCGAACTAGAAAAGCAGCTAGCAACAATCATTGGCTCAAAAGTCTCCCTTATGGATATTGGGGAAGATGAAATAACTTTCGCTAAAAGAATGGAAAATGGCGAGGTTGGGCGCTTCAAGTGTGGATTTAGCCGAAATCATGGTCGTTTCATGTTTGGCGCACCAGAGCAAATCATAGTTCTTCCGACACGCAAGCCGGTCGCCCCAATGTCTCAACCGATGATGCCAATGGATGAGCCACGCAGAATTGTGCGCCCTCCGCAAATGCCGTCGATGCCGATAGCGATTAAGCCTGGGGAGAATGGAAACAGAATCGTCCCCCTTCCCCCGGTTGAGTACGAAAACGAAAAAGAACAAGATTTTGACCCCAACAACCTCGACAAAGAGGAAGCCGACCTACGCGATGCGTTGCTAAAAATCGTAAAGCGCCACGGCAAATTCAACGAGGATTCGGACGGCGTATGGGCTGGATATAAGCCAGCAGCCGAGAACCCGGTTGCGGGAATTGGGGTTAAGTGCGCGAACTGCGTCTTTTTCCAGGGTGGAAATTCCTGCAAGATAATTGATATGGACATTGAGTCAGAGGGCAAGTGCCGCTTTGCGGTTATACCTAATGGCGTCGTTAATGGCGATGCAATGGCCAAGAAGAGCTACGAGATAGACGAAGAAGTAAACGAAGAGGATTACGTATATGACCTTGAGGTCAAGTACCCAGGGGAACTTCTAATAGCTGGCCTCCGTGGCGCAATCGGCAGACGTCGCAAGAAGCGCCGCAAGTATAAGACGCTCAGCGAATTTGGAATGCCTGACGATGACGATGTTTCAGGCAAGGCTTATGTGCTTCCGATAATGCCCAAGTTTGCATTCCGCGTAAAGCAGGCCCTAGACCCAATTTTTGATTACCACGGTGTTGATTCGTTTGTCGACGTTGATGGAATCGTCATGACGTCTGGCGTTAGCTACGAACTGATTGAGGCGGTTGATACCGCTATAGAAAACCTAAAAAAAAAATCTCTAACTGAAGACGACATAGAATGGAAAGCGGCTGGCTATAGGCTTGGCCGCGCAATCGGCAGCAGATTAATAGACAGACCAAACATTGGTGGCGGACGCTCGCGCGGAAGATTCTTCACATCAATTGGGGCGGAAGACTTCGACCCATTCACAGCTCGTGATGCAAACCTTAACGGGATAGTTGGAGAGGGATTGTTTCTCCGAGGCGTACCCCTCGCCACGCCGGACCCGACACCAGATGGGCCAGGCTCGATAAGGAACCCAAAACCATCACCACGCCAGCTCGCCAAGCCAGAGTCTGAAATAGGGGTACCAAAATTTACCAAACCGGTCAGTAGACCGGAGCTTGATGAAAATTTCAGAGAAAAGCCGGGCAAGTATTCACGTGGGCCAGCCCCCACAAAACCCTCATCAGCCGATGATTTTGTTTTGAGTAGCGGAAAACTGTTTGACCTCCCCCGCATCGACGACCCGGATGTTGATTCTGCTCAAAAATACGGAATTGCGGAATCACAGAGAGATGAGCTTCAGGGTGTACTTGATGGTGCGACCGACCCAGAGCAGGTAAAGCGCTTAAAGAAAGCTATTGCCGAGCTAGATAGATACATGAAGAGGGTTGAAAAGCTTGCAGAACGCGACATGGAGCGCGAGAAGAAGCCAAAAGCAAAACCCAAAAAAGAATCAATTGTCCGCAAGGCTCCAAAAACAGCATCGCAGGCAGCCGACACGCAGATGCTGTCGAGTGGTTATGCCAAGTACCTGGATAAGCCAGAGTCCAAGCGCTCGCGCGATGAAGCAAGAAAGTTTGACGGTCCACTGGCTTCACTTTCTTCAGGAAAGCTAAAAGACAAAGCGGAGCTTCCGGAGGATTCATCTCAGCTACAAGAGCTGTACGAAGAGATGGCAAAGAACATTGTCGACCTCCTACAGGAGCTAATTGATAACCCAGACAAGGCTGGGCAGTGGAAGATGCCGTGGAGAAATCCAGAGCTATACGCGCGTAATCCAACGCGCGGTCGCATCTATCAGGGCATGAACCAGATGATTCTTTCACTTACTGGTTCTGCGCGCGGATACAAAACCAGCAGGTGGGCAGGGGAGAGCCAGTGGAAGCGTTTGGGTGGTCGACTAAAGCCCGGGGCACGCAGCAAGGGTGTCGCAATTCTGGTACCTCGCGAGGGAAGAACGTTTGTTGGCTCTGACGGGAAAGAAGTGAGTCAAGGAAAATTCTACGTTGTCCAAACTGTTTATAACGTTGACGATGTAGAGGGCCTTCCTGAAAGGTTCTACAAAGTTGATGATTTAGAGATAAATCAGGAAGAGCGGCTTCAGGATATTGAGAACGTAATTCAGGAGATTGGTCCTGCGTTTGTTGAGTCTAAGGGTTCACAGGCTTTCTATCGCCCATCAACAGATAAAATACACATGCCGGCGTTTGAGCAATTTGAAAATGCACTTGCTTTCTATGGGACCGCCATGCATGAGACCATTCACTGGACTTCTCATCCAACAAGACTTAACAGAACGCTCGGTTTGCAGTTCGGTGATGAACAGTATGCATTTGAGGAACTTGTTGCTGAAATTGGCTCAGCATTTGCAATGGGCGCAATGGGTCTTGAGCCAACCGTCAGAGAAGACCATCTTCTTTACCTAAACTCATGGCTGAAGAAACTGAAGCAGGACCCACTCGCCCTTCATCGCGCAATTCTTCAGGCACAGCAGGCAAACGATTACCTGCTTAATCGTTCAGCGACAATGCGCCGACTCGCCGGAATACCGGACGACGAGCGCAAGGGCAGGATGGACACGTGGTTTGAGGTTCCGATGCTTGCCGGCTACGAAGACGCTCCAAGCATAAAGCCAACCACGACAATAACTGGACCAATGGAAGACCTGTTGGATACAGATGAATTTGAAGCTCTTGTTCCAGACGCAGTCAATCTAAGCGTCGCCGAACGCGAGCTTCGCTCATTTGACCGCTCACCAAATGCTCCGTCGAAGAATAAGGACGGAATTGTAATAACGCCATCCGGTCGTCTAGCCAGTGGTAAATCAGCCGGGCCAATTAAGGGGCGCAAAGATGGCGTCCCAGAGGTAGAGCGGACAGACGAAAAAATATCAATGAAGTTTGCTTTTGGTCTAGCAAACGAGCCAACAAATGAGCAGAGGGACATCATGGATGTCGCAATGCGCTTGATAAGACAAAAAGACCCGCGCATATTGTCAATATTGGCCGGCGCCGGAACTGGTAAAACAACGACACTCAAGAGCATTGCGTGGGCATTGCAGCGCGAGTTTGACCTTTGGCCAGAGGGCGATAAGAGACGCGACGAGCAGCTTGCCTATCTAGCGGACAGATACAAGGTCGATTTCTCTGGTATGTCTGCTGATGAGGTGAAGGCGGCAGTAGACAAGCTTGCAAAAGAAAATCAAATTGGCAATATCTACTATGCAGTGTTCAATAAAAAGAACCAGCTCGAAGCAGAACTTGAATTCCCCAAGAATACCGGAATCTCCACGACCGACAAGCTCTGGTATTGGTCTCTGAAGCTTGGCCAGGGGGACGAGAGATACGGCGTGGGGATGCGCAGGAAAATGCAATTCGCTCTTCTCGGTGCAGAATCAAAAAAGACGCGCGGTGCAAAAAAGAATCCAAAATTCATCAGCGCAGAAAAAACCCCAGATGAGCCAGAGTTCATTCCTTTTGATTATGTAAGAGAACTATTTGATGGCTCTTTTGAAACATTCTCAGGAGAAGAGCCTGGATACAGAGCCCTTGGATGGGAGCGTCTAGACGACGGCACGGACTGGGCCAAGTTCCTTGGCATGGATAAGTGGCCAGACCAGATAACCCAGAAGCGACGCCGCAAAGTGAGGGACGCCAAGGGGAAGGTTGTTCGTGGCCCTGACGGAAAGCCCCAAATGGAGGAGTATGAAGTAACTGGCTTCAATCTCCCAGACGGCACATTCGTCTCCATTGAGGAAATGGGAGACGTATTCAACAATGCGCTTAAGCGTTGGAATATATCAAAAGAAGAAAAAGCAGCAAAATGGATGTTTACACCATCCGAAAGGGTGCTGCAGGAACTCGATACACAGAGGGGCCAAAGCAAAAAACGTCACGCCGTAGACACCGTCTTGACTGATGCGCAAATCCCAGACTCATGGGTCGGTTACCTACAAAAAGCGATAGACGCAATGTCTGACGGTAACAACAACATGCTTCCGCCACGGGATTCAATTGCCAAACTGTGGATGTTGACAAATCCCGACCTTCGCAGCGACCCAGGCCTTATAACACATACCGAAAATCAAACAAGAGACAAGGTCCAGATACCAAACTCGTACTCCGTTGGCGACGTTATTGTCGATAAAGATGGCGCAGAGTGGATTGTTACTTCTGTTAAAAAACAGCAAGGCAGCAAAAACAACGAGGCAAAACTCGCAAAAAGAATGGCAACAAAAGAAAATCCACTTGGCGCATTTATGGTGGACGAAGCACAGGACTCAAACGAGGTTCTAGAAGCCGTTCTTGACGCTAACAGAAAAAATCTTCCTATTGTTATTGTGGGCGACGATAGGCAGGCTGTCTATGCTTTCCGCGAAGCAAAGAATATTCTTGAATCACTGGATGCAGACTACGCATTGACAATTACAGAATCATTTAGATATGGGGAAGTGATTGGGCATCTAGCTAACCTTGTTCTTGGGCAACAAAATCTTTACTTGCGCAAGCAGGGGGTTCCCCAGCTCCCGTGGAAACACGTCAAGGGCCAGGCCCAGACTGTTATTAATAGACTTTTCGACCCCCTCCTCCCTGAAAAAGACAGAAAAGGTAATAACCCGGTAGATGAAGTAGACGACGCAACTCGCGCCCTAATGATTGCCGACATAGATAAGAAATTCTCCACGCCGGATAAAAAACTTGACATATCGGCAATGGACCGCGATGCCCAAGATGTTGCGCTAACAGAGCTAAGAGACAGTCTATACGGCCCCAAGGCTGGCAAGATTGTTGACAGAGTCGAAGAAGCCGATAAGGGCAATCTACCAACAATGATTCTGTGTAGAAGCAACGCAGAGATAATCAACGAGGCCCTTAACTTCGTACGCCTAGTAATCAATAGCGATGCCGTTGAGCGCGACGAAAATGGGTTGCCGAAGCTGCCAGAAGTAATCATCCCATTGAGCAAATGGGAAGAATTGCTCAAATTTACAAAACATCTCGATTACATACTTAAGTCGCCAACTGCAAAAGCTGAATATAGGAAAAAGTTTGGCCTTCCAGAACAGTCGAGCTGGCTTGGGCCGATTTATGATGCAAAGGGCTTGGAGAGAATTCTTAATCAAGCTGGATATCAGCAGGCAAATACTGCATTTAGGCTAATTATGGAGCCTCCCAAGGGCGACAAAACTGCCCCTCCACTTGGAACGATGGGCATGCTGACCCTCCTTGAAGGGCGCCAGATAAGAGAGACCAACGACAAAGGAAAAGAGATTGTCAAGGTTATACCGCCAAGTCTTCTCCCGGAAAGAAAGACCCTTGAGCTAGATGCGTTTACTGCGGGACGGGAAGAGGTTCTTCGGATATCCCGCGGCAAAACTGCTGCAGAGGCAGTTCAGGCAATCGATAGCCAAAGGGCTCAAATAATAATAATACCGCAGCCGAAATTTGCAAATGATGGTCGCCAAGCAGTGTATGCACAGCTTGAAATCGATGGCGGAGATAATAAAAAACCAGGAAAGCCAACTGGGCGTATTCTGATAACTGGAGATGGCGCTGATACTGGGCGTCCAATCGATAATCCAGATGGCTCACAGTCTCCAAACCAGCCTCCAGGAAACCGCAAGGGCGGCAATGGACGCTATAGAAGAGACCTAGAAAAAATCATCAAGCGCCTCGGGCTTCAGGATAAAGTAAAACCGCAGGCTGGAGCCGAAAAGGGCATGAAAGGAAACGCAAAGCGACGCGCTTATGATGGTTTTGTTATCGAGGGGGCAACGCTAGAAGAAAGCGCCGACATTCTAAATAGAATTGGTCAAGCGCTACGCGATGAGGCAAGACATGCTGGCGGAGATGTTGAAATAACAACAATGCAGCTGTCAAAGGGTCGCGAGTCGAGATTTGTTGCAATAGCAGAAGACCTGAGCGACCCTGCGGAGTCAATCGCCCAATCCCTACAGCCTGGTCAAGCATCTATCGGCTACATGGAAGAAGCGAACCTTGTTCACGTAGCGATGTCGCGCGCCAAGGAAATGATTGACCCCGGCGCAAAAGCGTTTGCATTCTACTTGCATGATGAAAAGACCAAAGACATTCGCGCAGCAATGACGCAGGCAGTGAAAGATGGGCACATCCCACAGGAGCTTGACAAAGGCGCTTTCAGCGATGATGGCGGGATACCTCTGCCAGCATTCTATAAACAACTAAATGAAACGCGCCTCGAGGATATTGACTTTGAAAACCTTCCACCTCGTGGGAATAAGAAGGAAGAAAAAGACGATAGCCCTATTGTCATCACGGACGACATGATTACTGATGGTCCTGGGTCTGAAAACGGTAACGAAATTGGCATAGACAAAGAAGATTATGAACCTGACGACATCGATACAGATGACGATATCGATGGCTCTATTCGTGACAATGACATAGATGGAGACGGGGAAGCGGATTACGGTGATAATGCCGATGGAACAGCTATGCGCCTATCTAGCGGCGCGACAGGCACTCGTCCTGGCCGCAGAAGCCGCCGCGTCGCAGGAAGCAGCATTTATCCAGGCACACTTAGCGCCCAGCAGCTTGCCGGCATACGCATAGATGGCAACCCAGATACTCCACGAAATCGCGAGGCTCTACAGTACGCAATGCAGGCATGGGATGGCGTCCGCAAGCGTGGCATTGCCATCGATGTCGATGTTGACGACCTTTCAGTAAATGAGCGCCAGCAAAGAACGCGCGGGGCAATGAGGGATGTTGGCAAGGCAATGCAGATGAAGCAGAACCGCGTCAGAGTTGGAAGAGTTGGCGACAACTCCAGAAACGAGAATCCTTCTGCTGAGACGTGGATGCTTTCGGTAGACAAGCTCGCCGAAACAATACGGATACCAACGGAGTTCACCTCACGGGAAAATACTGAAGGCGGCACCACGATTCGCTGGACGCAATCAAGGCCAGCAACACGTGAAGAGTTGGCTAAAATGCTCGGACTGAGCCCTGCCGACACAGCAAAAATCAAGGAGCCAGACGCCGGTATCAACCATGATGCAGTTCGTTTGTTAGTTGCCGAGCTCGGCAAACAGCCAGACCTTGCAGCATGGAGATATTTTGCCCCCGTAACGGCTGACGAGGCAAAGAGAATTATCCCATCCCCAGATGGCGACACGACGGAAAATATCCCATATGTTGACCTAGCAAGAGAGAATGCTGGACGCGCAAATATGCGAGACAGATTCATTATCGAGACATTCGGTAAAGACGCTTTCCCGCATTGGTTTGACACGGAAGAGAACGAGTCAATGACGCCGGATGAGTACGCTCAGCTAGGTGAGGTCAGCGAGGTTTCTAAATTCCGTGCAACTGGACGATTTGCCCCAGACAGCGCAACAAAGGGTGATTCCGAGGCTGAAGTTGACCTATACGGCGAATCATTCGACCTTCTGAACCCATCTGATGAGCAGGTTGCGCGCGCTGGCGAGGCAATAATCGCAGACAAGACTTCACGAGAAGACTTTGAAATCGAGCCATTACTTGACTATCTCGGCATAGACAGGGCGGAGTGGAAAAAGGGATTGCAAGAAAGACTTTCTGCCGCATTTGGTACCGACGATGTCGGAATTAACAATGAATGGTCAAAGAACGGAATTCCAACTGCAACCGTTGCGCAGATGATTAGGACCGGCGTTCTGCCCGACGCCTCGTCAGTCTGGAAAGACGGAGATACCGGCGAGCGTTTTGATTCAGAACTTAAAAACTCAAAATATGTTGTCTATGAAGCATTAAACGAGTTCATTGACAAGAGTTTCCCTGATTCAAGACTTAATAACAGAGATAATCGGAACAGAATCACTGGGGCAACGGACATGGGCGTGACACTGAGCGCTGCTGCCACGGCGAAAGGCTCCCCATGGTCTCCCAAAAAGGGAAATGAGCCGCGATTCTCTGGCGCAGAAATGCAATCAATGGTTGACAGGTTTAATGAAATATTCGGCACCAGCTACACCATCGACGACATATTTAGCGACGAGCAGTTGAGGACAGCTAGGGAAAGAATCGAGTCTGGGGAAACACTCTCAGGCAAGAAGAGAACCTCTGGCAAAAAGTAGCAATAAAAATTGAACAGAACTAACTGGTGTTGCTAATTCACGCATGTATAGCGTGATAGGTTATAATTTAAAGACATTTAATGGTTAATGGTCCATCAGGTCATTTCCCTGCACTAACGGGAGTTGTATGAAATACGACGAGAAAGCTACTGTAAGCATTGACAGCGACGGCAACGTCCTGAAGTGTGCCAAGGGCGCTGCAGCATCTGAGTGCGGCTTTGTTAAAGGTGCTGAAATTTGCGCCAAATGCGGAGCTATGCCGGTCGAAATGAAAATGGTCCCAGCGATGGACGAGGAAGTGGAAGACGAGAACGTCGATGCAGAGGACGCAATGAACCCAACAGCTGCTGGTTCTGCAACAAAAAAGATGAACAAAAAAAAGCCGGGGCATGCACTTCTTGACATGACAGACGAGTCAGAAGAGCCAGAAATCTCAGATGAAGAGATGGCTGCTTACATGCCAGAAAAAAAGGCCGGAATGGCCGAAATGATGGATGACGAGTCGGAAGAGATGATGGCAGAAGAGGACGAGCTTGATGAGGACGAGCTTGACGAGGATATGCCAGAAGACGAAGAGGACATGGAATCCGATGAAGAGAAGATGATGGCTTCCAATGGCGGCCGCGGTGCACGAATGCAGCGCATTGCGCGCATGAAGGGCGCAAAGGCTTCGCTTGAAGACGAAGAGGGCATGGATGAAGAGCCCGAAATGGAGGAGGACGAAGAGGAGGATGAAGAGGAGTATTCAGAGATGGGTACAAAGTCATTCTCACCACAGGACTCTGAATGGGAGGAGATTCGCAGAGCGCGAATCAAGTCCATGGGCCTAAAGGTTTCAGATGTTGGAGCAGCTGGTTATGTCTGCGCCATAGAGCGCAAGGCGTACGGCGGCTCTTCCCAGGTGTGCGATGACTGTCCGGGTGGGTGCGTCGCAGAAAAAGGTATGCCAGGAATCCTCCACGTTGAGGGTCTTGCCGAAAAAATGTTCAGCGGTGTGGTCGTGGATTCCGGATACTCGTCTGACGCCGACATGTTCGTCGTTGACGTTCAAGTCAAAGACGGCTCAATCAATGAGGTATTCATCGACGGCCAGTCTGCAGAAATACTCGGATTCCACAAGCTTGATTCTTCCAGCTTCGAGCAGAAGTCCGACTCGGTGAGCTACAAGCTAATTGACTTCACTGAGGCAGCAGAAATTGCTGTTAAGTCAATAGATGGAACTGTTATTGCAGTAGAGCCAGATGTTTTCGAGGGCTTTGATGCATATGCGGTAGAAATTGAAGGCTTTGACGGCAAATCATATGACGTGTTTGTTGCTCTTGACGGAGAAGTCCTCGGCTACGACAAGTACGAAGCTGATGAGGTTGAGCAAATCGAGGCAGAGGCTGCCGAGATTGCATTAAAGCGTGCTTTCTCTGAAGAGCGCAGAATGGACCTCGCAAAAGAGGGCATGGCCATGGCTGACGGCTCATACCCAATAGTTTCCGAGAATGACTTGCGTAATGCAATTCAAGCTTTTGGGCGCGCCAAGGATAAAGAAGCTACCAAGAAGCACATCATGAAGCGCGCAAGAGCGCTCAAGCTTGAAAGCCTTATCCCCGCAAACTGGATAGCTGGCAGCGAAGAGAAAGCCGGCGATGTTAGCGACGCAGACTTTATGGCATCGCTTGTTGAGTTCCAGTTGCTCGAAGACACCCTGAACGACGACTGAAAAGGGGGCGCCAGGTGGCGGATACCCCTGCTACACGCGAAAGAGTCATAGTTTCTGCCCGGCTTATAGTCCCAACTTCATGCTGTGGTGGATTCAACGAAAAAGCAATTAGATTCAGGCGTGCAATAAACTCATCTGTATCAACTGGAAGGCTTGAGCCTGAGCTTGCCGTAAAAGCGATTACCTCAAACTTTGGAATTCGCGTAAAGGCCTACACGGACACAGACAATAAGAAAAGAGACTTCAGCGGCGATAAGCAGCCTGGCGTAGAGTCAAACAACCTCGGGTATAGGTGGGAATCATCAAAGAAATGGGAGCCGGGCGACAAACTCGTAATTAGCCCATCGTTCCAGTCACGTGAAGGCATGGGGACTGGCCCAAATGTTGGGTGGATTTCTCCATCCCCAAACCAAACAAAGACATTCGATGAGCTGATAGAGCGCTATAGAAAAAAGCCATCAATCAAAATAAGCAAATACAAAGTCAACCCCAAAACAGACGAAGTAATACCTGAATCAGAAAGGGTCATGGACCCCTTTGGCATTGCCGCAGGGATGACCTACGAAGAAAAACAACGCGCACTGCAAAAGCATAAAAACAATGGTGTTGAGCAAAAAATGCTCCCTGGCAGAAGTTTGGCCTCGCGCGTTCCGGGGGGCTCACTTTTAGCACGCGCTGCCGCAGCATTTGGTGTTCTGCGGGACGAAAATAACAAATTCAGATGCCCGCCTGGAACTCCTGCCGCCAATCAGTTCACCGATGCAACTGGTTCAAACTGTTTCGGCTTTAGTGCATCACGTTTTGCAAGATTTGCTGCACGCCAAGCAGCGCAGATGACCGCAGAAGGCGAATACCAGGGGCTTAGAAATACGGCTAGGTCGTTGCTCAACTTCGTATACAACGACCAATGGAGCGAATCATCGCGAGGCGTGGCAGACCCGGCATTTCTTGGTAGATGCGCCTATTACAAAGAGCTATGGCCGGAGCAGTTTGAGGCTCCGGAGTGGAGAGATATCCCAGTTCCAGAAAACTTGCGCATGTTTAAGAATGGTGCAATTCGTGGACAGGATGATATCGCGAGACAAAAAGCAAATGTCGCCAGACTTTACGATTCGCTAGGAATAGACCCGGCCGACCCTGATGCGCATATCAAGGCCGTAGAGGCTCTGCAGAAAATGCATTCAGATTCTGGCGGACGTGCGGGCTGGGATGTGCAGTTGGTCAACATATCTGGCGGTGGTGCTGGGCGTTTGACGGATTTGGAAGTAAGAAGATTTACTGAAGCACGTCTTGAATCAATACCTGGCTGGCCTTCTTTGTCTAAAGAAGAGCAAACTCGACTTCTTGATGCTGACGTGAAGCGCTACCAAGATACGGAGAAAGCATTATTCGAAACACTTCTTGACCAGTTCATGAAGGACCCATCCAGCACAAGATTTTTGGGCAGAATCGAATATGACTTTAACTCCCCAGATGAAGCTGGAACAGGTGTTTATAGGTCCGCACCAGAACTTGTTCCACGACTAAATCCAGACGGAACACCAGTTCTTGACCGCGATGGCAATCCAGTTATGCGCAAGGTTCCGGGGGAACTGCGAAGCGTCATACACATAAATATGGGGATGATTCTGGCAAACCAGGAGTCAATGCTCCCCGATATGAGGCCAGATGAACGTCTTGCGATTTCTGCAGTTGGAGCAAGAAGCGAAGCTGAATCTCGCCTAGCAGTGGCTGACTTTTTGGTTAACGCCGACTATGCGGCTCGCGGGATGGCAGGCCTAATCGATGGCGTTTACTCTTTTTCGGGGCACATTATGCTCCACGAGTTGGCACACCACAGACAGGCTCAATTGTTTGTCGAAAAGATTCAAAATGAAATAGACGAAAAGGGTTTCATATCTGTTCCTATAATGCGCGATGGGGTCGCAGTCGGCTCAAGGAATGTTGACTCTATTTATGCTCTAAACGGCGATGACATCATGGCAATAATGACAGACGTTGCCGACTCGATAAACATAGAGTCACTTGATGACGCAATGGAGAGAATCAAGGCTATAGCTCCACTTGCGGGCTCATATCCGCGTGACGTATACGCCGAAGGCACTGAGGTTTGGGCCCTAGAGGCCGCAGCGGAATTGTGGGCACTGCGTGAGCGTGGAATCATCTATGGCGATGACATAGACGCTGCTCTCGAGTGGATGGACAATCTCAGTTTTGCCACCGCAGCGCGTGAAAGGGCCTCTGCAGACGACGATTCGGCTATGGAGTCAATGGACGATGTATTCCGCATCCCAACCCCGACTACCGTACCGGACGATATTCCCGAAGACGTTATTGAAGAGACGCTTGCGGATAGGGATGAAAGACTTGCATCGGAGCTGCGCGAGGAAATAAAGCGATTCAAGACAGCATTCAGCGAACTTCCAGAAGAGGAAATGTTTAGCGAGGCTGCGATAATTGCCTCTCAGCGCGATGATGCTAAGCGCAGAGTTGATGGTTTTAGTGCAATGGAAATTGACCCATCGCTACCAGACGATGATAGAAGTGCGCTCGAACTTCTTAAATCAGAAGCGATAAAGGATGCCCAGAGGGAGTTCGATTTTCATAGTAAAAGATATGACGAAGCATCAAAGCTATGGAGAAAAAAGTATGGCGTTGGCGCTAGTGGCGAAAAGAAGCGTTTTGAGGAAAAAGTACGGGCCATCAGGGAGCGCGAGGGTCTCTTGGATGCAGGAGAAATGGAAGAAATTGCAAGGCTCGCAGACCTAGATGACTTGCGTGAGCGCGTAAAGGGTATGCCGGATAAAAAAGTAATCCGCAAGCTTGCCGACGATGAGGTGCGCCTTTCAACAATGGACCCAGCATCGCCTGAGGCAAGAGACCTCGCAGAGCGTATCGATGTTGTAAAAGACCAACATGCAAAGAATCTAAAAGAAGCTGGAGATACCAGGAGTATTCCGGCAATTAAGAGAGATATTGATAAGAGGGTAAAGGACACAATAAGCCCCCCACCCAAGCCAAGCAAGAAGTTCAAGAGCGCAAAAGAAGCTGCTGACCACGGAGCACGTGAGCGCAGACGTGTAAAAGCTACGCCAGAACAAAAGAAAGCCATGAAAGAGCTCGGTGACGTAGCGGAATCTGACGTTGGGATGCTTCTTGACCCCGCCAACCAGACAAGGGCTGGGCGTGCAATGAACAAGAGAAACGCAAGACTCAAGCGTCTTGGCCTAGAGGTTGACCCAATGTCTTCCGATGAAGCAGATGCTGTTCAGCAGGTCGAAAAACTCTTAATACCAACGATGGAAGCAATCGACGGTACGTCTGTCGCGGACCCATTTGAAATAGAAGCGATTATCGACTTCGAACCAGGGGCCCTAAAGGGCAAAATGGACGGGAAGGAAGTTGATGTTGATAAGTTTGTTTCTGGTCGCGTGATAACAAGCAGAACCAAAAAGACAGACATGCCAGAACGTGGCAGGAGAGACGCCAAAACTGGCAGAACTTCACGACGCGTAGTTGTCCAGGTGAGAGAGGGTGACCGTGGCCTATTCCCGGCAACAGGCGGAGAAGGCGAACAGAAATTTGTTGCACCGCCTGGAAGGCTGAGAATTATTGGCCGGGATTCCGATGGCACGATACGGGCAGAAATTTCTTACCAGAAAGACGCTGTTGAAGTTGTCGACAGTATGGCAGATAGCTTGTCAAAGAATAAAACTGATGCCATATGGGCGCAAAGCCACTCGAAAAAGATACAGGCTGTTGCAGACAGATATGTTGCGAAGAGACGCGCGTCTGGGGACACATTCCCGGGCCCGCGGAGCGACTACGATGAGTCGGCGGCTAAATCAACTTCTGAAGTGCTAGATGATGTCATAGACGCTGGGGGCTCATTCGGCGAAGGTGTTGATGAATTGCCAGATGGCTCATCAAGGCTTTCATCTGGTGCTGCTGCAGCTGCAGCGTCGGCGACAATTATGGCAAAGACAAAAAGTGATGCTCTTGGCAGGCCTGCCACAAGACAGCAGAGGACCCAGTCGCGCGAATCAAGAATGTCATCCATCACGAGGAACATCAAAAAGGCGCTTGGCGGAGGACGCGGTGACGGCAGTATTTCTCGAGGTGATATTCATCCGGAAGTTGCAGACCTGATTGCTAATGTTCCAGAAGAGGTACTTATAGTTAGAGCGCAGATGGCCGCGTACAGAATGCACGAAGGTTTTGACAGAAGAGTCAGGGTACGCGCGACTGATGCAGACATCGAAAGACTTGCGTCAGGTGGCTCAATACGCTCTCCGTTTTCATCGCCTTCAGACGAGGCTTCACGTGCATCTAGGAGAGCAGAGCGCCTCGCCGGGATGCCAGCAGAGCAACGCTCATCACGTCTGTCCTCAGGCAGAACTATTGATTCAAGTGAAAATTTAGCCGAGCGTAGACGTCAAGAAAAAGAAGTAGCAAAACGCGCCCTATCCGTCTTTGACGACATTATTAACAGCGGACAAAACGTAAATGATATGTCTGACGCTGAACTATCAAGGAGATTTGGTGGTTCCGTTAAAAGGTCAGGTAGAAAGTCAATTAGCGAAAAAGACTCAAACCTCTATGAAGTTGATGATGTTTCTACTGCAGTAGCTCTCATGATGCTCGGTCACCATGTTGAAGTTAAGGACCAGGATGTCAGGTTGACCGAGCAGGCGCAAAAAGCTTTTGAGAAACAGGTAAAGGAAGTAGCTAAAAAACACATAGAAGACGGGCATCCAAGATGGAAGGCATTCCAGGATGAATATGCAAAGTTGAATCCAGATGCTGACCTGGACAACCCCAAAACCAGAAAAGACATGGAAGATGAGTACGTTGGCAACTACCAGGCCGACCTATGCTCGCTATATAACCCGGAAAATAACCTTATGTGTTCAGGGCATATAGGAATTGATAGGGCGAAAATGCCGCAGACTAACGGTAGGTCGTCTGGGCAAAACACAAAGGCGATAATGGCGCTTAAGGCGGGAATTGCTGCGGGTAAATGGGAGCCCTCAAAAGATGGAGTAAAGCGCAATCGCGAGCTAGAAATAGAATTCGCCGACGAGCTCGACGCAAAAATTGCAAAAATAAATAAGAAGCGTGCAGAGCTAGACGAGCCAGAGGACCCAGTATCAGACGAGGAAATCCCCGGAATTTTATATGAAATAATTGCTGAAAAACATTCGCTACGCAATGAATTCGGCGGCACTACGGCACGAGAGCATAAAGCAGCTTCTTTTGACAATCTTTCTGATGCCGCAAAACAGTGGCTTTATGAAAATACAAACTGGAACGACACTGAGGTAAACCTTGAAACGCCATTTATTGATTGGCTAAATGGCATAATAACTGTAGAGGACCCAGAAAATGGCCCAGCAGTCAGATTAAGAACAGTAGACCCGAGTGAATACGCGCCATCTCAACAGCAATTAGTGGCATCAAAAGTAGACGGCACTGCTCAAACAATTCAGGAAAAAGCCATCGAGGTAGCTGAAAGAATACGCAAAGAGTCACCAGGTCTATCTGACTCAGAATTTAGAGAGAAGTACCTGGAAGAGATGGGCAAGGAATGGTTTATGCAGCCAATCCTAACGACCAAAGATAATTACATTCTTGACGGCCATCATAGGTGGGCTGGAATTGTTGTAGGGAATAGGTCTCTTCCTAAAGAACTTCAAATACCCCTGTCTGCAAACGAAGTCCAAACAGACATTGTTGAGGGTTTGACTCTTGGAAAGGTGTTCCAGGACGCTTTCGGCATTAAGGAGGCGCGTCTTGGTGCTGAACTACAGTGGGAAGGCCGTCAGGAAGATATATCACCGATAACTCAAGAGGAGTTTGATGCAATATCAGTCGACCTCTCGGAAAATGCACCACGACTTATTGACGAAAAGTACGCAGAAGGCGACTACATCCAGCTTGGTTCTGTTGGCCTAAAAAACAATGCAAACTACGCTGAGGCTCTTGAAAATAGGCGTCGACTAGCCGACACAAGACGCCCGAGCGCTGCTGCAATAGAAAGAGAGCGCCAGCTAGATGAAATTATTCGCGCTGCTGATATTGAGAGGTCGTCAAGGCTCTCCAGTGGTAGAGAAAATGTTGGAAGAATGGCGAAATTGCGACTATCAAGTGGTCGTTCTGCGAATAATGCCAACCAGGGTGAAGACATAGAGTCTGGGAAGACTGTTGGTCTATCCTCGGAAAACTACGCAAGGGAGTACTACTCGCGAATAGGCATTCCAGATTCCGTACCAACCGACTCTTTGCCGGTCAGCGGCTATCTTGTTCATAAGTCGCACATTGACGCCAAGAGACAGCAAATAATGAATTCCAGGAATGGAAATCTAAGACCAGACGCGGTGTACGAAATAGGCGATGAAGATGTTGTTGGTGACGGCTTGACCGCATTTGGTGACATAGAAATCGTCCTAAGACCATCTGTGTCAGAGAGAACTGCCTATGGTCGTGGAAACTCGATATCATCGGCGCATCGCCCAGTTAAGCTGAACTCGCGAAATAGGGAAGATGTTGCCGACGCAATCCTTAATCCTGATGGGATAAACGGAAATCAACAAGCACAGGAAGCATTCCTGCATATGTTGTCGTCATCAATCAACAATGACTTCTCTAACGTAAACGCATCTAGGGGCTCAAAGGGCGCAATGCCTAATTCGTTCGATAGAAACCTCCCAGATGGCTCATCTAGAGAGCCGTTTGAGGCACAGATACTTGGCGGATTCGATGTAAATGAAATTGAACAGATTAATATCCCATTCAAGAGACTAGAAGCTGCCGGTGAAAAAGAAGATATCAGCGACGCAGTGAACGAGCGGTCCATAGCGGACAGGCTAAGGGCTGCTGGATTTACGCCAGAAGAGATTCAGTATTTTTACTCAATTGGTGGCGGCAAAAACATCAACACGCAGAGCATGGCAATGCTGAGGCAGTATAGGGCGGCGCAAAAAATTAAGACAGATATGGCCGGCAAGGGATTGAACAACATTAAGTTTGCCCACCCAACAGGCTTCAACATAGAGGACCCGCGCTCACACTCCAAGGCAGCAAAGGGTGGGGAGTCGGTCGAGTCTGTCCTGATTAAAGCTATCGGAAATGAAATAACCGAAGCAGCAAAAGACATGATGAAAGAGATGAAGAACAGCCGCAGGCCACAAATAACCTCCACGTCTGGCGGGATGCTATGAAATCAATACTTGTTGGCCTACTAAACGACAGCAGGGTGTACTACAACGCCGAAGCAAAGCCCGGAGAAAAAGACGCAATAATAGAAAAACCGGATGGAACAACCGTAAAGGGATACATAATGAGCATCGCGGCAACTGCTCGCGACTTTAGAAAGCTTCGCTCAACACCCTTTCAGAGATTTCTGTGGGATGCGCCAAAGAATCCAACATCTGGAGCATGGTACGAAACTTTCATAGAAAAGACACGCCCGATAAAAGACTCAATGCTTGACAAGATGCCAGCGAAGAAATCTGTTGGCAAAAAGGGGAAAAAGATTGACAAGACAGAAAGAGCGGTCAAGTCCTTTATCGACAGGGACATCGAACAGAAAATGCTGACCAATTCATGCTGTGATGGAATGATAAAGTTAGATGTCAATATATATGAATTCAAAACGCTGGAAGAACGTGATTTCGCATGGAAATCGATGCTTCTTCTTCGCCAGCTAGAGGAGACCGAAAATGTCAATTGATGATTCTATAAAGGCAGACCCACTTGGCGGGCTGCTTCCACAGGAGCTCATCACTGGTGACATTCTTCGTGGCAGAGGGCCGCGGCGTGGAAATCTGGAACGACTACTTCGCTATTGGCGTCCAATAATGAAGAAGCCTGGCGGATTCAGGAGATGCAGGGTGATACTGGCAAATCACCCCGAGCTGTATCCACTAAATAACATTTGCGCGTGGCTACACCACGAAACAACAGGGCTATGGCCAAACGAGGGGTGCCACCACCCCGGCATGAAAAACTGTCGCAAAAAATTTCGTAAACTTACAAACTGGACAGACTCTCAATTTTCAGCGTCACTCAGCGGTAAAAAACCTAAAAACATAATAAGAAGTTCGGGGAAGGCATATGACAATGCTTCATCTGAAATATTTTTTTATGAGTATCCGGACGTATCGACAAAAACTCAAGAAAATGCAGTAGTAACCGAGATGGATATAGAGCACGCAATTAAGGTGCTCGGGGAATTCTGCGAGATGGAGCCAGACTTTGTTAAATTCTTACAAAATGATGAAAACTGGCAAATAGAGGGAGAGGATTTGTCCGGAGAAAAAGCATACTCTCCGGTCATTTTGTCTAAATCAATAGAGGATGAGTGCTGTGGCTGAGACCGACCGCTGCTGTGGTGGTCATGATGTTCTTGTAACCAGGGTTATCTTATTTAATCCTGCCCAAAAACAGCATGTCGACTACATACGTGGAGTTAAGGTAGCTAGTGGGAAAATTACGGAATATAAAGCTCTTGCCAAAAGATTTGGGAGCATAAGACGAACAGGCAAACCAAACAGCGCAAGCGGGATTCAGTTCAAGGCAAACGCTGGGCGTCAAATAGCAAGCAGTATATTAAGCACAATAACACCAGGGGACATGGGGCCGCTTAGGTCGCCGGTTCGTTCTGCGTTTTACAGAACAATCACTCCAGGTTTTGGTGGAGGGGGCAGGGGCGGTTCGCGGCCAGGAGAAAATCGCGCACATAGATGCCCGGAGGGTTATCAATACGGTGGAAGATTTACGGACAACCGCCTGTCCACGTGTGGTGCAAAACTATTCGACATACCGTCGGCCCTCGGCGCTGCAATTGGGGCCGGCAGACGGGCCCTGACATCGGGAATTTCCCCACAAACTCGTGGTCGCGAAATAACTGGAGCACCTTACGACAGTTCAATAATTGTTTCTCGAGCTCCGCAGATTCCAAAAGTTACAAACTCTAATCCGCGAGTTTCGTCAAGCAGAATTAAAGACGCAATATCATCTATTGGGACATTCAATAGGGATTCGGGAATAAAAGTTCGGAGAATGGTTCGTCGTGACGGCTTCGTGCTCGAACCAGTAGTTCCCAATAAGGTGCTAAGAGCAATACCGGATAACCGAGACATGGAGGGGGCGGCATTTATTATGTCGGCACTGTCCCCAAAGGATATCGGAGGAGAAGAGCTTGGCCTTCTTTCGAATACCGGCATAACGTCACTTATATATGTTCTTCCCGGTGGCTCTTCTATAACACTAGAAAAAGCTCGCCAGTTGGAAATCGGAGAGAGGCGCAAGCTGGGCAGGGTCGTCAATGAAGTATCGTCAATCGATAACTCTCGTGACCCTGCAAAAAAACTTAGAGCTGTTGCCGCAGAAATAGATGGCGGACTTAAGTACTCGGAGAATTTTGTTGGTGTAAAAAATCCAAATGAAGTTCTAAAGGGAAGAGTTAGCTGGGCATCTCAAGTCTGGGGCGGAAGACTTTCTTCCAAGCCAGATTCGTCATCCATAAGAAACACAGAAACTTTTGGACCACGACGCAAGCTTATTACCAGCGTAGATTCGGCTATACAGCACATTGTTGAGGGCGGCCAACTTTCGGCAATTGACCCATCAATAATGCCAAAAGTGTTGTCAAAAACTGGAGTTATCCAAAAACAAAAGCTGGCAAACAACATAACGGCCATCTCAACGCCATCAGAGCAACTATTTCTCTACGAAAAACCATCACGCTTTCAGCATCTTGGAGAGCGGTTCGCTTCTGATGTCCAGCAGGTCCTAGGCCTCGAATCACCTGACGTTATATTTTCGGGAAAAGCATCAGAAACACGCCAGTTCCTACGTCAAGACGTAACATCGGCAATACCTGGGAGCAATTTTAATCCTGATGCAAAGTTCAACGAACTTGAGCCACGTGATGTTGCCGCAATGCTTATCTCTGACTTCCTAACAGACCAAAGAGAACGTCCAATGACGTCAATATACACACTTGATACACCTGATGCCCGCCGGCTAGTGCTTGGTCAAAACTCAACTTCCGGCCTCGTCGATTTGTCAAAAATTGAAATAACAAAACGTATGAAAATGCGCATAGATGACTTTTATGCAACACAACTAACTCCGTCATACTCCGACTACTACCAGGCATTGAAGGCTGAGCAAAGAGTTATCTTTATGCGCTATCTATCTGAATTAATTAACAGAGCAAGAAAGTTCAATCCCAACTCTTTCACCGATTCAATGAACCAATACGGAATGTCCGATGGTGAAAAAATACACCTTAATATCATTGAAAAGCTGTTTGAATCACGGCTCGATGTGCTTAGGGGTCAAAAAAATACTCTCCGCAGACTTATAACTGGAGCTAACCAATGAAAGTCGGTTTTATAAAAGATGCATTTCGTGGGATGCCGCACGTTATGGCGACAATCTCTGATAACGGGATACAGGTAAAGTCTATTACTGAGTTCGGAAAGTCAATAATTTCTGAAACATCATTTAAGGCGAACGACATAGCAAACACTATTCCTGCTGGCTTTGTGTTTACTGGGTTCAGTGAAAAATCAGTAGTTTCAGATTCCGAAACCGCAATAACTGCCGTTGATACTCCGGGGTTTTCGTACAGCGGTTCTGTATCTAATGTTGTAGGCAACCAAAAGCTAAGGGCCTCATCTTTATCGCTATCCAAGTTTGTAAAACCTCATGCAAAAATAAACGCTGTTGCATTCAAGGCCGGAGCATTTAAGAACTCAAGTAAAAAATCCGAGCTACTGAGAAAAATAGCTTCAGGTAAAGTTATTTTTAATGATTCTCTTGGGAAGGTTTTGGTTAACAGCAAGAACCCACTCGGACACATTGAATACGACCTAATTAAAAGCAGCTTTTCCGATAGTTTTATTAGAAAAACAGCAGAAAAAACATTCGTATTTACGACATCAAGAAGAGCGGCGCGCAGGGCAAAAGCACTATTGGGCGACAGGTCGCCACATGCTGCCACGGGTGAACCTCTGATGGCGCGTGTATCGGTAGCAAGAAAACAGATTAGACATGGCCGATAAAAAAGAGCTCGTCAAGAAGGCAGAGGCCCTCAGGCTTGCTCGCGACATTGGTTGCTCCGGCGCGCACAAGGGGGAGGACGGCAACTGGATGCCGTGCTCATCCATGGAAGAGCTAGAGAGAATCTCCAATGTTGCGGAGACTTCAAAATGGAGAACTGTTGTTCCTGACGGAAAATCATCACAGGGAAGGCGAAAGGGCAAAAACCGTCGTCGCCACGTCCAGGGGTGGGAAAATTTAACGGAGGCCCCAATCAGGGGAATAGGTTCGCTTGATGGCGGGGGAATAGTCTCCTCGCCAAGTTTTAGCGGGAAAACTCTTGACTGTTGTGGCTCGAAAGGTGTTGGCCCGGAGTTCGTCAGAGATAATGATGCCGACGTATTTATGGACGCCGAATCCGCCAGGGCGCGCTCAAGACAGCTTGGCTGTATAGGGATAAGTAGAAGAATCAGTAAGGCTGGCAGGACAGTCTGGATGCCATGCACCAACATGACTGATTATGCGAATAGAACTGGCTCAACTGCCCTCGGCAGGAGAAATATGAGCAAGCGTCGTGAAGAAGAAACTAGACAAGCTGTGCGAACAGTTCTCCGGGAACCATCACGCGCGACTGTTAAAAGAAAGAGCTCGCTAGCCGAAGAATTGCGCTAGAAATTTACGCTCTATCTATTTACACACTTTAATTGCAAAATATTATTAGTTCCACTGAATAATGTCAATCATCTGTTATTTTTGTTTATATGTAGGGCTGGGTGCTGACCTAAGCCATTGCTAACCCAACAACCCAAATCACTTAATCTCAAAAGAGGAGAAAAGTAATGTCGGAAGACAAAGCCCGCATCGAGGAGCTGCAATCAGCACTCCGTCAGAAGATGGCAGACAATAAGACCATCGCAGATTCATTCAGAGTTGAGGACGGCACCGTTGTCGTTACTCCAGAGCAAAAGAGCGCATTCGACAAGAACATGCGCGACATCAAGGAAATCAAGTCACTGCTTGGCGACCTTGAGACCATGAACAACGTTGACAGCTGGGGCTCACAGCCTTCAGGTGACTCAGCTGCTGCTGCATACGCCGCTGCCGCTGCAGACCTAAGCCAGCTTTCATCACGCGAAATCAAGAGCATCGGTCAGCTGTTCCTTGAGTCAGCAGAGTTCAAGGCCCTCAATGGTGGCCGCAACGGTGCAAACATGGCTGCTCCGTGGCAAGTTGCTGCTTCACTAACTTCATACAACGTGAAGGACGTGTACTCAGGCCTGCCGACAACTGCAGTTGGCGACAGCCGTCTCGGTTCATTCGGCACCGTCCAGCGTGACCCGATGGTAACACCGCCAATGCGCACCAAGCGCGTTCGCGACCTGTTCCCGGTCCGCAAGACAAATGCCGCAGTGATTGAGTACTTCCGTCAGCTCGGCTTCACCACGCTTCAGGCTGGTCATGGCACGAACTCAGCTTCTTCTGTCGCTGAGCGCAACGCTGGTAACACCGCATTCGGTATCAAGCCGCAGTCATCGTTCGCCTTTGTTGGCGAGCAGGCTCCGGTTCGCACCCTTGCGCACTGGGAAGCAGCACACCGTAACGTTCTTGCCGATGAGCCGCAGCTGCGTTCAATCATCGACAACGAGCTCATGTACGGTCTTCGTCTTCTTGAGGATAACCAAATCCTCAACGGCGATGGCACTGGCGAGAACCTGCTCGGCGTTCTTCAGACACCGAACATTCAGGAGTACGCATGGTCGGACGGCGTTGCCGCACCGGTCGCCGACACCAAGGCTGACGCAATCCGCCGCGCTGCAACTCTCTCGTTCCTCGCTTACTACGAGCCATCGGGCGTCGTATTGCACCCGAACGACTGGGAGGACATCGAGCTGACGAAGGACGAGCAGGGTCAATACCTCATCGCAGTTTCTGTTGCGATGGGTGGCGAGCCACGCGTCTGGAGAATGCCAATCGTCGACACCCCAGCGATGGAAGAGGGTACAGCCCTTGTCGGAGCTTTCGGCACCGGCGCTCAGCTGTACGACCGCGAAGAGGCCAGCATCCGCATCAGCGAGCAGCACTCGGACTTCTTCGTCCGCAACGCCATCGTCATCCTCGCAGAGCAGAGACTGGCACTAGCCGTCAAGCGCCCAGAGGCCTTCGTGAAGGTGGACTTCGACAGCGCTCCTGCCTGATAGGTAGCTAAATCAACGGGCGCCCCCGGGAGTAATCGCTGAATAGGCGGTGAAACCGGGGGTTTGCCGTTTGTGCCGAGAAATGTGGGAAGATTATATATATGACAAATCCTATTGATGAAACAGAAAAGCTCTATGAAGAGTTGCAGAGTATTGCAAATCAGATTGAGGCTGAACTGCTGCTAGAGCAGATAGCGGAACAGTCCCTAATTGAGCTGAAGCGCCTGGAGATGCAGCCGATATTTGACGAATACTATGGCTCAGATGTATTTATTGACATTCTTGAGAAGGGGCAAAAGAAACCGGTCCTAAGAGACCCGAAGGGTGGACTGACAGCAGCCGGCAGGGCCTACTTTAAAAGGAAAGAGGGGGCAAACCTGAAACCGGGCGTACGTGGTGCTGCTAATACCCCACAGAAAATGAGAAGAAAAGGCTCTTTTCTGACTAGATTTTTCACCAACCCTTCAGGCCCAATGAAAGACGAGAAGGGCAGAGCAACCAGACTTGCTCTATCTGCTGCGGCCTGGGGTGAACCGGTTCCTCAAAACATTGAGGATGCAAAGAAGTTGGCAGCCAAGGGCAGAAGACTGCTTGAGAGATACCAAAATACAAAGAAGAAATCCGAATATGTTCTAGATGTGTTTAATAAAACATCTGATGGGAATTATTTTGATGAAATAAAAAATGCAGACCTTGCTGGAATTTTATACAAGGCGATGCCAACAGTAATTTCCGGAGACGAGCTAGACGACCTGGATATTAGAATCTTTGTAATGGGCGAGCTTTCTGCTGTATATGGAAAGTCGATGGGGTACATGCCGTCAGACAATTTCGATAAAGACAGAATCAAAAAAGCATCAGCCATGATGAAAAAAAGACGAGCAAAAAAGGCCAAGAATGGCTGAGCAGTTTTGGTACTCTGCGCGGGTCTTGAAAGTAATTGATGGCGACACTCTGGATGTAATGATTGACCTTGGCTTTAATATCCACCATAAGGCCAGGGTTAGGCTATATGGGGTCAACACCCCGGAATCAAGAACAAAAGACCTCGCTGAAAAAGAGCTTGGAATGAAGGCAAAATCATTCACCTCAGACTGGGCAACTAGACATAGTGAAGTGTTTATCAACACAATCGCTGGCAAAGATGACAAATACGGCAGAATACTGGCAATGGTTTACTCCGACAAAGACGTAAAGTCGGAGCTGACTGCCTGTCTCAACTCGGATATAGTGTCCTCTGGTTATGCGCGTGCCTATTTTGGTGTCGGCGACAAGACTTGGGAGGAATTCAGAAAATGACAGATATTAGATGGGGTTCGTACACCGGGCCAATTAATGGTTTTCGCATAGAGGCAAAGGCAGACCCAGAATCATGCCCGACAGCCACAAAAGACATAGCCGTAAATCTAGAAAATAGAAAAAAATCTATTGCCGTGGCTGACTACGGACCGTTAAATCCTTCTGAACCTAACGAAGAGTACTGGGCAAAAATGGCTAAGGAATGGGATGTGTCTGAATCCGAAGCAAAGAAGCAGCGTTGCGGTAACTGTGCTGTATTTATTGTTACCCCAGAAATGAAGTCATGCATTAAGTCCGGACTGGTCGGCGATGAGCGACAGGATGAATGGGATGCAATAGACTCCGCTGGAGAGCTTGGTTATTGCGAAGCATTTGACTTTAAGTGTGCATCAGAGCGCACATGTAGGGCATGGGTTACCGGTGGTCCAATACGTGAAACCAAAAGTAAGTAGACTAATTACGTTTGTCACTCTTCTTGTTGGCTCGTTTATGGCCGCAAGAGTATCCATTGGGCTTAGGCGGGCATCGAGGCACCCCAACCCTGAAATGTGGGAATAGTTAGCCTCTGTTTTCGTGTTCGTCGCACGACGTATACATATATCCAGTGTCGTGCCGGCGTCTCCGGTACCCGGGCTCTCCACACTCCTCGCAGGTCTCTAGAGATTTCTCTTCTATGGCCATCACGATAGAGTTAAGTTTGCTGTACTGATTCATGTCGGTCGGATTGAAGTAAAACCTAAGCCCGCCGAACTTCTCTTTTATCTGCGCAATTTCGTAATTTGGGTCAAGAGAAAATAGCGTCTCATCGCACTCCCTGATTAGGCCTGCCCAGCCATAACCGCAATCTATCCGTGCCGGAATGTTGTCGGCAAAACGGTCGAGAATGTTCTGAAATTCTGGGTCAGAATTTATGTACTCTTTCATTCTGCTATCTTATAGAAAGTGGCGCGCCGAGCAGGGGTCGAACCTGCAACCTACGGATTAGAAGTCCGTTGCTCTATCCATTGAGCTATCGGCGCCAGAAGCTACCTATCCCGGCGGTAATATTTTCTTTGGTATTCACGCTGGTATGCGAGATATGCCTCGCGCGTCTCAGGGCTATTGCGTCGTTTTTCAGAAGAGATTCTTTTGCACTCCCGACAAAATCTATCGATAGTGCCGTCCTTGCGTTTTCTTTCATATACGCCGTATTCAGAAAAGTCATGGCCCCTTCTGCAGTGCGTTTGTCTTCTTGTTGAGGAGCCGTTTCTTTCTTTTTGAAACATGTCCTTATTGTTATCTGCAGTCGACCCAACCCACAGGTGCTGCGGGTTGACACAGTTGCGAATATCACAAGAATGGCAAACAACCATGCCTTCCGGTATGGGCCCTACGTACGTTTCATACGAGTACCTATGGGCACTAACGGATTTCCCATTAACGCCAAATGCCCCGTAGCCACGCGAGTTGAGCGCGCCAGTCCAAAGCCAGCATGAATCTGTTTTCCGCACCTTCTGGAAGAACCTATCTTCCATGGACATGTTTTTGGACATGCCAATTACTTTACAGGACAGGCTCCTGTGGCGCAATTGTCCATGTCCAGCTCTCCGTCGAATCGAGACTGAACAAGCGGAATGGAGAAATCAATCTTTGAAACCATTTTGTCGTAAGCATCTTTGCTGATTTCCTCGTATGGGGGGAGAACAAAGTTGTGGTCACTGTGTAGTAGGAAAGAAACAGACTTCACGCTCTTGTCGTAGTTCTTTGACAGCCATTCCTTGATGCTGTCTAGCTCTTCTTTTCGGTAATACACAGTAACCGAAACAGCGTTATCTGCCCACTCGGTCTGCATTTTCTTAACCCATTCGAGCTGCTGTACGGCGGTCATTTCGCTAGCCATCGTTGAGCCCTCTGGCGACATGCATGGGAATTCAACGACATATCTAGTGTGGTCTTCACGACCGTCGATTCCGATATCCCATACGACCTTGTAGCCACGCTTGCGGCAGGCGTCAACAAGCGGGTCGGCTGAACCAAAACGAACACGGCGGATGTAGTAGGGGGCAAACGCTGGGTGGATTCCGGGCGTTACGCCAGGAAGAAGGGAAAGCGTTCCCGACGGCTGAACTGTCGTCATTCTTACCGACTCAGGGAACCCGTTTGCTGCTGAGTACTCAGCATCAAGGTCTCTCAGGTACTTATATGTCGCATCAAGCCACTCAATCTGCTGCTCTGTGGCTTGCAGAACCCCAGTGATGCTCTGGCCGAGACGAGCGTTCTGCTTAACGATTGATGTTGTCTTCTCGTACGGGTACGGCAATCTGGTGATTTGCTTCTGCGTCATGTAAAGAAGTCGTGATATGGAGAGAAGCTGTGGAAGTGACTCAACATTCGGCAAAAATATTGTTGCAAGATTGCACGACTCGCCGTCCGCTAGACCAATTTCTGCACATGGGTTGAAGCCTTCAATTGTTGGGTCGGGACGCTTCTCCCCCAATCTTCCGTATGTGCGCGCTAGTTTGCGGTTAACCAGGCCATACGGCTCACCAGAACCGTCATATCCACGCCACAATTCATTGGGCATCTCATCCCAGCCATCTGCATAAAGAGAGTTATTACTATTGGCTCTCCACCCAGGAATGTTGCCAGAACCCCAGTTTTTTGCGCGCAGGAAGAGCACATCATCTGGGTCACCCATTGCTATTTGCGCGGACCGCCTAGACGAGCCGGACACAACAATGCGACCAATAATGTTACAAATATCCAAAACATCTACTGACCTCAGCTTTTTCCCAACTCGATTATCGAGAACTTTGCAAATGTCGGTGATGCCCTCAATTAGAGCCCCAGGACCGGATGCCGTTCCGCCGAAAGTCTTCAGCGGCGCACCAAATTCGCGAATCAAAATTGTCGAGTAGCTAAACGACTTTCCGGTATCAAAATACGACTTAAGCACGCTATGAAGCAGTCGGCGCCACCCAGTGCGACTATCAGGAACAATAATGTCTGCATCGTTTGTCCGCTCGTGCGTAATTGTCACACCAGTTTTTACTTTGGGCAAATCGTGAATCTTTGAGCGCTCTACGGAAAATCCGACTCCACCTCCAAGCATTAAGTAATCGAAAAGAAACTCAAAGTCTTCAATCTTTTCAATATTTGTGAAGTAGCAGTTGTTGAGAGATGCTCCGCCAAAACGTGAAACCATCGATGTGCCCAACTGCCACAGAGCGCGACCGCTCATTGAGCAGCGCAGGTTGTACATATGGTCAAAAAGCTCTTCTGCTTCTGCTCTCGTATATGGGACTCCAATTTCAACAGCGCCATTGATAACCCGCTGGATTGTTTCGCCCCATGTCTCAATCGAGCCATCGTCTTTTGTTCTGCTATAGGTGCGAAGAAAAACGATTTCACCCATTCCGTTAAAACCCCACGGAACTGGTCGATTCGAGTAGGACGCAACAAATTCGTTATCAATAATGCTCATGATTTCCTGTCTTAAGTAGGTCGTGTGATGACGCGAGAGAAAGAGTTTAGCGCAAGAACAAATACAGAAAAAGTCGAGAGACGATGAGATTTATTTTACGAGCCCCAATTTTTTGGCTTCAGAGAGAGGGATGTTTTTTCCTCTCTTGTGGATAACCACTTTTGTGATTATTCCCGGAGCAATTTCTCGCTCTTCTACATAATCTTCTTCGAAATAATAACTCACCGAATCATCAAGCGATGAGTTTGTGTTGTATCCCCAAACTTTTTCTGGAGACAATGGCGCACTGTCGCCAGTGCAGTCTCCCGTTGGGTGTCCACACACGGGGCACGGCAGTCGGTCCGCACGTGAAATCTTGACGCCATTAAGCCCGTCTTCAAATATTGATATTTCGCCGAATCCAGGGCTAGTATAAAACGGGTTCATATATAAAGTTTACTAAATAATACTTTGCACAACAAAGCCTAAATTGGCTATTTTTTGCGATGTTTCCAAGAGGCTTTCATCGCTGATTCCGTCGTTCGGGGTCATTTGCATTACCCTCTTCAGCATTGACGGGTATTTAGCCTGTTTGGTGTGTTCCTCGGCCTTTTCTGGATACACCAAAACCTCTTTCCATTGAACCTTCCTGCCTACGCCGACCTTGTATGGTGCCGCAACCATTGAAACCGGAGCTATATGGCCCGTTTCTTCTTCTATTGAGACGTGTGAGATTGTTATGCATTCATAGACCGGCATTTTGGGGTCGGCAAAGGCAATTGACAGGTCCATGTCGTGGGTTTTTGAGGAGTCCAAAGAGCAGTAGCCCTCGGAAACCATTGTTATGGCGCTCGCCCACATGTCTTTGCGCATAATTTTACACAAGTCTTTACACCTGTTGAATCTTATTTCCGGCTCGAGCTTGACTGTTTCGGCGTTCATTTGGCAGATTGCAATCAGGCCATCATCTACCCACGCTAGAAAGTGGATTGCCAGCTCCTCGCCAACCCCATGCTCCTGGACTGCATCATCTTTTGCCATCTGGGCAGACGTAAGAGCCAGGGCCATTTTGCTAAAATCATTGACATACTGCTCCATGGGCAGATTCTAGTTTGTGCGTCTATATTTTAAGGTAAAGAAATAAACCTCTTTTCACACACGGCACCCATGGGTGCGCTAGTGTTTGAGCATGAGCGATAGCAAGAAGAAAAGCCAACCAAAGAAATCTCCAGCCAAGAAGGCACCCGCAAAAAAGGCGCCCGCCAAGAAGGCTGTAGCTAAGAAGCAGCCAGCTAAAAAGGCGCCCGCGAAGAAGGCAGCGCCTGCGAAGAAGGCGGCGCCCAAGAAGCCCAAGCAGACAATCGAATCGGCTTTTGAAGCAGTCAATTCAATTGAGGCCCACGAAATCATGCATGGGGAGATGATGGAATCCCTAAATGCGAAAATGATGGAGGCGCTTGATTCGACAGAGTCAATTAAAATCGACCTCCTTGATGACGCCCGAGACACAATTGTCGAGTGGGCCAAGGAGTGGGTTGACGAGGAGTCATCAGACTTTATTTCCGTCAAGAACGACAAGGTTGAGATAAATCTAAACGCCAAAAATGGTGTCCTTAAGCGCTTCTTCAAGAAGTTTTTTAAGCACTAAGAAATAACGGTAAGAAAAATCTTGCCGGATGACGACAGAGCGACGCCGAGCCCCAAGGAAAAAAATAATCTCTATCGAAAAAATCGGTAGATGGGGTCAACTTACCTACAACCATAAGCTTGAGTGCGGACATGTCGATGTTCGCAAGCGTGCTGCTACTTCGGAAGAAATAGCATGTATGTGGTGTTTGCGCGCGGAAGAGCAAGCGGCAGAGCTGAAGAAGCTAACAGCACCGCCCATCCAGAGTGTTTTTTATGACGACAACCTCGCCGAAGAAGAGACACGGATTGAAAAAACGCGAGCTGCCATAGCGGCGAGAATAGGTGTCCCAATGGAAGCTGTTGATGTTGCTGCGGAAGATGTCAACGGAGTCCTTGTAATTCGCAGTGCAGTCGTGTATCTTTCTGCACGAGACATTAGTCGATTAGCGGGGGAATAATAAATTCCGCCAAAATAGGGAGGGAACATGACGCCTATTCGTCGCATTGATGAACTGCCACGGGGAGGGGCATGTGTTGGGAAGAATCCAGAGATGTGGTTCCCGCTAGCCGACAAAACAGAGCCTGGTCAGTTTTCAAAAAAGTACAGACAGGCAAAAGCGGACACTGAGACTGCTAAGAAAATCTGCTCCGAATGTGCAATTAGAATTGAATGCCTTTCTTACGCTCTTTACCACGAGATGTTCGGAATATGGGGTGGAGCAACAGAGCGAGAGAGATACAAGATGCGCAAGCAGTTAAATATTATTCCAGTACCGCGCGTACCTGTTAATATCCTTCTCCCCCAGTAGTGCTAAGACGGAAGAAATGACAATATCGCCATCTCCACAGACAGAAAATTTTTTAAGCCTGCTTGATGGTGTCAGAAAAGCTGGTTCTGGTTGGGTGGCGCGCTGTCCATGCAGAAACGACGATTCCAATCCGTCGCTTTCGGTTGGGCAAGGGGCTGACGGCCGAGTACTGGTGACATGTCATCGGGGAATGTCATGCAATGTCGAAGAAATCTGCTCCGCTGTTGGTCTTGGCGTATCCGACCTAATGCCCCCTAAAGATGAGTTTGGGAATTTCAATAAACTAGAGAGCAGGCCGACACTAGCGCCAAAAAGGACAGAACAAAGACAATCAACACCAAGGCCTGTTGAGCCACCGAAAAAACAGACACTAGTTGCAACATACGACTACACCGATGAAAACGGAGTCTTGCTTTTCCAAAAACTGCGTTACGTGGATGAGGACGGCAAGAAGACGTTTCGCCAGCGCAAGCCGGATGGGAATGGTGGCTGGGAATACAGTCTTGGTGACATTCCTAAAGTCCTCTACAATCTCCCTGCTGTTATTTCAGCAAAGGCATATAATGCGCCAGTATGGGTAGTTGAGGGGGAAAAAGACGCCGACACGCTTATTGAGGCCGGTTTTATAGCCACCACCATGCCAGGTGGGGCTGGTAAATGGCTTGAACTGCACACTGAACCACTTGCTGGCAGTCTTGTTGAAATTATTGCCGATAATGACGAAGTTGGAATCCGCCACGCGCTTGACGTCCAGCAAAAACTTACTGAAGCTGGATGCGATGCGCAGGTATGGGTGTGCCCATCGCATAAAGACATAACCGACCACTTGTCTGCTGGAAAATCAATCGAAGATTTAATTGCGTACGAAGAATACTCGGAAATAAATACAAAAGAAGTTTCTGAAGATGGATTTCATGAGGTAGAGCCGCAGCAACACCAGATAGACGAAGAAGCTTCTCCAGAGGGGCTTGCTCTCCTCAAACTGAAAGAGCTTCTCGATAGGGACGACCTAAATACCAAGCAGAAGATTGCAAAAAGCAATCTAATACTTTCGACAGCAACCGTATCTTTTACGCTTGACACTGGCAGGCTTGTCCATTGGAATGATTTCCTCAAGGAAACAGATGGAGACTCTTATGAATGGGCAATCCCTGGCTTGATTGAAAGAGGAGAGAGGGTCATTGTCGTCGCAGCAGAGGGTGTCGGCAAGACAATGCTTGCGCGTCAGGTTGCATTGCTTTCAGCAGCTGGGGTACACCCATTCTCATTCCAGCCAATGGCACCAATTAAAACACTTACTGTTGACCTAGAAAATCCAGACAGAATTATCCGCCGAACTGGACGCTCAATAGCGATGCAGGCAATGTCCCACGCGCGAGTTTCACGCTTAAATGCAGAGCTTCTTACGCGACCATCAGGCATGGACCTACTGAAAGCATCGGATAGGGCAATCCTTGAAGACACGTTAGACAGGGTAAAGCCAGAACTGTTGGTCATTGGTCCGCTCTATAAAGCATTCCTCGACCCAGGCGGACGAACTTCTGAATCCATTGCCCTCGAGGTTGCAAAATATCTTGACACAATCAGGACCATTTATAAGTGTGCTCTATGGATTGAGCATCATGCACCTCTTGGGACAAGCATGACCAGCAGAGACCTTCGTCCATTTGGCTCTGCTGTTTGGTCTAGGTGGCCAGAATTTGGCATTTCGCTTCAGCCTGACCCAACTGCACTTGGGGCCTACGTCTACGATGTACGCCATTTCCGTGGTGCCCGTGACGAGCGCCAATGGCCGACTAAAATGAAGAGAGGCGTCAGATTCCCATTTGAGGTCATCGAGTGGTCTAAGGCTGTCAAATGAGTGATGAAAAATCAAAACCAATTACAACTAAAGAATTTCTAAACGAAAGAGATATGCGCATTTTCAAGATGCGCCAGGCCGGAACGTCGGTCAATGAAATAGCCCGTCGTTTTGGCATATCCACGTCATCTGTCTCGCGGTCTATCCAGAGGCAGCTAGAAAAGATGAACAAAGAGGCGATTCTCGCTTACCCAGAAGTGCTCAGAATGGAGCTTGAGCGCCTAGACAACCTCCAGCAGGCCATTTGGCCAATGACCCAGCACAGAAGGGTCGTCATGGACGATGGAACGGAAATGCAGGTAGAGCCAGACCTAAAAGCAATTCAGCAGGTTCTGTCAATAATGGACAGAAGAACGAAATTGCTCGGCATGGAGCAGACAAACGTTAATGTAAATGTTGACGCAAATATCAACGGGGCAATAAGAGCCACCATTGCTGGTCAGCCCGGCGTAACAATGCCAGCATCTGGATTTGACGCAGAATCAGAGGCTAGGAAGCTTCTTGAATTAATGGCCATATCCGGTGTTTTGCCAGAAGAAACTGTTTCAACAATTCTTGCGCGACAGCAAGAATCTGACAATGAGATTATCGATGCTGAAGTAGTATCTGATTCAGAGGAAGTATCTGAATACAGGACATTTGGCAACGATGACACAGAATAACGGCACTGACGAGCAAGACAATATTCGTTCAGCTATGGACAGGGTGGCGGAGAGTATTACGCCAACCGTTTCCCCGCTAATTAGCGCTGAGGACGGCCCTGCTGACAAGCAAGTCCTAATCAGGACAAACGACTATGAACGAAACAGATGGAAAGAAGCCGCGTCCCTCGAGCATGTAACGCTCTCTGCGTGGATTCGAAACATATTAAATGCCGAGGCCAAGCGCCTCCTGGAGTGCGACCATCCAATGAACATGATGCGGTTCTACCCGTGGGCGAAAATATGTACCAAATGCGGAAATCGTTTGTAATCCAAGCCAGTATTGGCTCAATGGTATTATTTATTTAAATGTCTGCAGATAACAAAGAGTTCCCTATTCCCTTCGATGAGTCGCGCCGTGCCGCCCGTGCCGAACAAGAGGAAAAATCGACCCTAGGAAGACTGGGGCGCTATTTGGGCTCTAGGGCTATAGATAGGCCCACGATAGGCGATGGACGCAGAAACAGAGACAGACGGGGGCGTGGCGGATTTGACCTGCCAACAGGCGGAAAGCCGGGAACGCGCACCCCGACCGGGTCTAGAAGAGACATCGATGGCGATGGCTGGGCTGACGAGGGTACGACTAAACCGGTCTGGGTCGGAATCGGTGGCGATAACGATAAGCCAAAATCAAGCGGTAATAAGATTTACTCAAACAGGGGAACGGAGTATCCCGACACGGGCAACAGGCTATCTTCCGGAAAAAAGTATCAGGAGATAGTCGACTCACAGCCGCCAGTTGATGAGAAAATCAAAGAAATAATATCTAAATTTTTGGATGATTTAGATTCAGATGAGTTTAAAACAGAAGACACTTACATAATTGATGGCAATGCACCGCGTCCGCCACGTCCGCCGGGGATGCCGGAACCACTTCCCTTAAAGCTTCTACAAGAAGACGATGACAGGTCCTCGAAAAAACAAAAGCTACTTAATCTTTTGGCCGATGCCTTCCGCGGTGAAATGGAGCTAGACAGAGACATCATTCTTACAACAGCGGACGGGAAGAAGCTCAACATCGGCAATAGGGTATTGATAGAAGTACACCCGGGTCGTACCCCATCCAAATATAGCCCAGTTTTTAAAATAGACAAAATCACGGATAAGGACGTTGCCGAGCAGGATGAGATGCAGGTGTTTGACAAACTCCTGGACGAAGGGGATTTGCTTGCAGAAGTATCGCTTCAATTAAGAATTACACCGCTGCCTCAATACAAAGACGATGTGCTCAGCGCGCTTGATGATAGCGATAAGCAGCGATTTGCGTCCAGTGAATACGATATGCCAGCCCTTGCAACCGCATATAGGGGGCTTCTTCATATAACCAACGATGACAAAGACATCAAAGTAATGTCTCACGATTCGTTCTATATAAACAAAAATGCACAGGGGCAGGGGTTGGGTTCTGCTTTTAATGCGAGAAATGAGCAAATATATAACGAACTTGGCGTAAGTTCAATTATTACATATGGCTCTTCTGATGTCTCTTCGATTGGGGCAGTTCATTGGCCCAAAAACGGATTCTCATGGGGCGGAGAAACTGATAAACAAAAGTTCATAGGAATAATCGACGAAGCAATTAAATCCAGTCCAGAACTTTTTTCGGATGAAGACAGAAAGAGAATATCTTCTCTGTATGTAAAAAATGAAGGCACCGGACTTTTTGAGACCGAAGCAACGGCGGAAGAGCTAGTTGATTTCCCCGGCGCATATAAGGTGTTCTCTAACGCCAAGTCCCAATTTTTCTATACACGACCCCTAAAACAGCTTGTTGGGGCATCCACTGGACGCCTATCGTCCGGCTCAACTAAGCGTAGCTCTCGTGGAGTCCACGTATCCGAGCTGTACGACGGCGACTATGACACGTGGGAAGAGGGAGCATTGCTCACTCCAGAATCACTATACAGACTCATATCTAGAGTGTTTGAAAAAAACGATATAGATGCGTCTTTGCCTAAATACGATGGAGCTCTTGAAAAAATAACTGAGTATAAAGATTTTGGGTCAGTAATTAATGACTCACTAAGGCTGGGTTACACATTTGATGACCCGCGGTCCCCCAACCTGGACGAATATGCGTCTACGCAGCGGCTCCTAATGGACAACAGAATAACCGCCGGCATAACGTTGTATAGGTCAATCGGGAATACGCCAGAAATTGCATCACTTAAAGAGGGTGATACATTTGGCGATAGGGGCTTCCAGAGCTTTACAGTTATGGCCCCAGGCCAATACTCTGGAATGGGAGACAAAAGGCCAATAGTTCTTCGCTTATTGACAACAAAGAACACACGTGGCAGATACATATCTAAACGCCCAAATGACTATAACCTGGAAAACTTTGATACCCGGAAGCCTCTCGACGAAAGATATTTCGGAATAAATGAACACGAAGTATTACTGCCCGCTGGTGCAACATACAAGCTGGTTAAGAAGACGCAGACGGATGATGGACGTGAAATCTGGGACGTCAAACTTTCCGGTCAGGGCAAACTCAGTTCTGGGGCGAAAGAAGTAGCGCTAGACAATATTGATTCCGATACTACGCTGAGCAGCGGAAAACCACCGCAGTATCCACGTCAACCTACCTATGGGCCATTTCTCGGCAAGGCAGACGAGTTGTTTCAGGCTGACTCGTGGGAAGAGTTCAAAGAGAAATACTATGACGCGGAACTTGTATTTCTTGATTATGAAACAACAGGGCTTGTTTTTGACGACTTCAATGAGCCGTCCGGTAATGGCGCTCCAGTACAAATCGGTGCAGTAAAGGTAAAAAACGGAGAAATAGTAGACCGTTTTAATGTTTACGTAGACCCAGGGATGAAGAAGGACGAATGGGAGGGTTGGTCTAGGGATAACCTCAAGGGACCAAACGGCGAACTTCTCACTGATGAGTTTTTTAACGACAAGCCATCTATAGAGCAGGCACATCAAATGTTGATGGACTTTGCTGGCCCAGATGCTTTGTTTGGGGCCCAAAATGCCGTATTCGACAAGCAGGTTCTGGATACCGCACTTGAATCAATGGGAACCGACTGGAGACCGTCTGGGTGGGTGGATACTAGGGCGATTGCATCTCTTGCTCTTCCAAAATGGTCAGAAGATTCCCCAGATGGACCGCACATATTCGACAAGCGCAAGAACCAAAACGTTCCGTCCAGCAGCCTTAAGGCAATCACGGAATACCTGGATGTTGACCTCGGAGATAAGCACCATAACGCAGACGCGGACGCAGAAGTCCTCAATGAGGTCCTTTTAAAGACAATTGACGGGGCAATAAAAAACGATTGGTCAAAAGACGTTCTAAGCAAAGAAAAGCGTGACGCAATATGGAAAGAAAAGCTTGACCAGTTCGATGCTGAAGTTGAAGAGTTCAGGGCCCTTAAGAAAGAGTACATAGACAAGCTTTCTTCCGGCAAATGGTCGGGCCCGCCAACCGTAAGAAAAATAAATACCTTACTAAACCAGGAAAAAATCAAAGCGTCGAACGTAAACCAGGACAATGATGGTCAGGTTAGTTTCAACTTAGAATTTGAAAAAAACGAAAGTATCGACGCGATAGACAATTTCTTAAGAAAGCTGGAGTCGTGGGCTGAATCTAGGCAGCTAGAGGTTGAAGTACTAAACAGCTTTCCAGAGGACACAGATTTTTCTGACACGAACGATATGAGCCAGTCAGGGTTTAATGATTGGGTGAAGGAAAAGCGAAACGGCTACGAAGTTCGTGTTTATGACAGGCTTGCCTCTGGTGGGGAGAGGCCGACTATCGCCATGAAGCCAACACAAGGGCGGGAGCCAGTTCAGCCCGGTAGACGCAATGTCAAGGGCTACGGTCAGCCGGACGCTTCTGGAAAAGAAGTGCGCAAAAATTCTTCAACATGGCTGTCTGGAATGACCCCAGACGAAATATCGCGTGTTGTTGTACCAACTACGCCAGAACAACACTTTGAAATGTGGGCAGACGACATAGCCGGAGATAACTGGCGCACAAATAGGAAATGGCGAAAGTTCTTAAAAAAATATTATGACGAGTTAAGTAAGGATAAGAATAATCTCGCTCCCGATTACTCTCCGGAAGCGGTAAAGGCAACTCAGGACCTTGTTCGTGGGATGCTCGAATCATCACCGCAAATGCTATGGATGTTCCAAAATTTCGGCTCTCCGATGATTGTTGCATTCACGCGTGAAGCAATAGATGGGTATGAAAATAGCCCTGACGTCAAAGAGAGAATGGAGCTTCTTCGGAAGCAACGGGGCGTTGACAAAACTCCCTTTGTCAGCGGACTAGCATCCAGGGAATTTGGGCTCGTTGGTCTTACCCCGCGCGCCCTTATTGACAGGGAGTCGCTAACAAGCGATGAAAAGGGTGTTTATCCACTAGAGCTAACTCCAAACAGAGTTCCAGAACCGCGCGATGCGCATATCGACAGGTCACTATATGGCACTGTCATACATGAATATGGTCACTGGCTCCATTACAGGGCAATATGGGACACAGAGACAAATGGGAAAAACGGCAAGGCTCGCTCCTATTACGGAAGCGGGAAGATGGATGACCCGAGATACCTTGCTGCATTAGATGTCGCAGAAGAGTACGCGAACCCGGAAACAGATGAAGAAGCGATAGGTATTTATACAGAATTTGTAGACCTCACCGGCCGCGATGCCACTGAGATGTTTTCAGCTCACCCCGACAAGGCTTTGACTGCAACGTCATATGGCAATGTAAACAAAAGAGAAGCCATAGCAGAAGCCTTTGTTGCGATAATGCACCCGAATAAAGACATGCCCAAAATTGCATTAAGCAAAAAGCTGCGCGAAGACATATATACACTTGCCGGAGTAGACCCAGATGACTTGCCGTGGGAGAAAACTGCTGACGGAAGACCGATAATAAGGCTTTCCTCTGGCGCGAAGCAAAGGCCAGAGAGGGAAAAGCGCAGGGGGCGCATGGCCAGGGCACTAAGGCAGCTCATAGGGGCAGACCAGGCCGCCGAACAGCCTGAACAAACTCCGGAACCATACACATTTGAAGCACCTAAAAGACCAGAGGGACTAGTCTCCTTTTCCGTAGAGCCATCTGAGCGTCTGCGCGCCGCTCTCCCTATCCCCTCCGAAGACGATTTGACTGCGGAACTAGAACATGACGTGAGGGCAATGGTTCTTGACCCAGTAATCGGGGGCCTATCTCCGCTTGACGTAACTGGATTTGGCGTGAGTATGTTTTCATCAGAGGAGGACAGAAAAGCTAGCTCCTCGGCGAAACGAATGATTGCGTCAAACATCGCAGAAACTACCCAGATTGACCCGCGTGAATTTATTGAATCGTTCTCTCAGGAGTCAGTGGCAGCAAGCGGAATGGATTCATTGGCTCAAAGCAGATTTTTCCGTTCAGCTCCGAATTTCAAAGCACTGAAAGCTCTGTTTGACGCCATTGATAATCTGCCGGAAAACGCAACGGAAGAAGAAAAGAGTGCCGCTGGAAGATTTGCCATCGATAGGTCAACAGGCTCATTGGTGTCCGTGGAGAAGCACGACAAACTAATCCAAAAGAGATTCTGGTTCGATGAAATAATAGACGAGCTGGAAAAATACTCATACGATGACTTGTTTGGCGACAAGTGGGATGAATTAACAAAAGTTGCATTCGGAGACGAGAAGTCTGTACTTACCCCATACCTGGGTTCCCGTCTTGGGGGAGACGAAATTAAGAGAGAACTAGTCAGTTTCGGTATCCAGCTTAGGACAATGTTTGGCGACCTACTTTCTGAAATACGCGGCACAAATGGCAAGACCAGAACAAACCCAATGACGGGTCGACCGTTGAAAGATGGAGAGGGTTTAGCCATAATTTTCTCCCCCGTTGGCGAAATTGACCCGCGCACCGGAAAGCCCGGCATGGCTTTAATTTCTACAACTGGCTCTATAAGCGACCAATTCGCAAAAGATTTTAAACTTTTGATTAGGGACGGGAAAATTGTTCCAGAGCTAGAGCGTACAGACGAACAACATAGAGCCTATGACCGCCTCTACGTAACATTTGGTGCAAAAGATGACTTTTTAAACAAAATAGCCGCTGCAGGAATAGTAGACATAAACGAAACAAATGTCGATTCACCTGAAACCAAAGACTTACTCAAAAACTTCTTGATAAATAGGTTGCGCTTCATATCCGGGAATGCTGAAGATTACAAAGCTCGTTACGAACAGAAGAGTGGTGTTTCATTTTTCGATATAAACACACCTGATGGGATTAGAGAAGCGCGATTGGCAATAGTTTCCGACATCATCCATACATGGGCTATTTCTTCCAACAACTCAAACCCAGTAGCCCTGGCGATACAGCACGAGGCGCGAAAAATGTTTGGGCTAGATGACGCCGTCGGATGGTACGGAGGAGTGCGCGGAAAGCGCGACGATATTCTCTATGATTCTGCCGTTCCGGTTGAACTGCGCTCAGAACTTGGAGACCTTGCTTTTGACGATGCGCCAGAACTTAGTGAAAAACAGTCAGAAATAATTCGTTCTGTAGTAAAGGCAATATACGACGCAACGCAGCATTACTACAAGTCAAAAGGAATTACACATATCGGCGTATGGAGAGGCATGAAGGCCACGCCAAAAATGGCAGTCGAAAGGGGTGAAATTGCTGAAAGACAGGTAGCCATGCGCCCGCTTTCATCATGGACAACGAGCAGCACCATGGCTCAAGCTTTTTCAACGTCGCTTGCCGCTTCAAAAAAACCCGGCATAGACGCGCTAGAGGAAGCTCAGGCAGTATTTGACGCAAATATCCTCATGAAGGCATATGTCCCCGTGGAGCAAATATTTTCAAACCCATTAACCGGTTTTGGATGTCTAGGAGAGGATGAGGTTGTTCTACTCGGTCGTCTAACAGACACGAGGATGATTACTCCTCCGGCCAATTTGCTCTTAGAAATGCCATCAGACGGCGAGGCGACGGAAGAAGCTCGTCAAATAGTGCAACAAACGCTTGATATGGCTACAGGCAGGGACAAGGTTACAAATGTTGCATATAGAAAATTACGTAATCTTGGATTTGACGATTTCAATAGTGCCGATACGCAGAATTCTTCATCACGACTTTCGTCTGGTGCCAGACTATACCCGGTCACAGAAGACCTACCGCTGGAAGGCGAGCTCAGCGTAGCTGAAACGACCGGAGTATCAGAAGGAAACATACCAAAGATTGCATTCGGAAAAAGAATTGCCGCAATACTAGAAAATAAGCTTGGAATAACAATCGATGACTATCAGCGGTCAACTATTGAATCTGTACTGCCAAACCTTCTTAGGGTTTTGAATAAAAAACGGCTCCAAGAAGTGACGCCACACAGCGTGTTCAGTGATACAGGGCGAAAATTGTTAGACTCAATATCCATAAGCATTGCCACAGACGGGATACCGTTCGTATCAGCTGACCCAATCCCACAAATAGCAGAACAAATGCCAAAGAGGATTGACTGGAGAAAAATAGAACTTCCATCACGCGGTTCGCTGCTCCCAGTTCTAGATAAGGCAGTGGCTAATTCATTACGTTTTGACGACGAAAATAAGGAATGGGTAGACGTTCTTGGCAACGTGGTTGCAAAACAGGTTTCAGTCAATGGTGAATCAGTTCTAAAATATACTGACGACGCAGCAAAAGCTAAATTCCCACTCCTAGAAGCGATAGCGCCAAAGGGTTACGTATTGCCCTCAGACGCAATAGGGAATGGCGCCCTATCGCGCGATGCGCTGCCCGGCATATATGGCGAAGCGTGGCGTAAACACAGTGAATTTATGATGGGGTTAGCAGCGAAGGCCGGCGCAGCACTGGGAGACGATTCCCTATTTATGGGAACAAAGGGTCAAGATTTAGGTTCTTTCCTTGAGTCTTATATTGGTGGAATAGAGAACCCTCTCTACTTTAATATGGGACTATCCGGCAAGGCTCTTCAGGCCCTCCACGACCTGTTCGGCCACCTTGGTACAGGCCGTGCATTTGATAGGCATGGAGAATGGGCAAATGACATTGCGATGATGTCAATGGCCGACCATCCAGACTCTCCGCTATCAGACCTGGAAAAGCTTGCTGTAAGGCATTTGCATTTCCAGATATACGCAGCGAGAAGGCTTGGGCACTCCAGACGAGATGATTCCGGCGACCCCGGCTTCGTAAATGCGCCGGCCGAGCTGTTCGGCATTAGAGAGGGTGAACTCAAGGGTAGACGAGTTTCGCTAGTTTATGCAGGAAACTTCCGGGAGGCGGTTGACGAGATGGAGAAAATCTCCATCAATAACAAGCTGTCATCTGGCAGAAAGAAAATTCAAGATGCGCCAAAAGAAGATATCGAGCTGGCTCTAGCCCAAGACATTATTGGCCGTAGTAAATCGCGAGCCAGACGATTCAAGTCGAGTAAATCAAATCGTCTTTCTTCTGGAAAGGTAATTAAATACAATCTTATTGAAGCACGCATGAAAGCCAGCGACATGAGGGTCACCTTCAATCGCGACCCGGAAAGAGTTGCCGCAGTAAAAGCCACGCTAACCAAGGGGTTTATGGGTGGCTTTACCGTCGAGGTCGACAAGATGGATGACGTAAAAGAAGGAATCGCCATTGCAAGAAATAGGCATGGCATGAAAGTCGATGCCGTAGCGGATTTTGACGCTGAAGGAAATCCGTCTGATGAACTAGTAGAGACATTCTTGGCATGGATGGATTTCCACGGACCAAAAACTTTTGCAAATCCACAACCTGGAGCTGACAAAACAACAATAGGCGGATGGGTTTCGGATGGAACTGTTTACCTAGATGTTGTCGATGTTTATCCTAACAATGAAGACAACCTTTCAAGGGCTGCAGACATGGGTCTCAAGGAAGACCAGATAGCCGTAACAGACCTAAATAGGCTATGGGATTTACTAGGACGTGGCGAAGACCCAAGCCCTGCATTTATTGACTCTGGAGGAACCGGAGGATTTACGCTCGATGATGAATCTGTAAGAAAAGTTAGTGCTGCAATTAGCGAACTTAAGTCTAATAAGTTCAATACAGGCTCATCACATCTAAAACGAATTGGTAATACTAGAAAATTTACCAACGGGCCCATAACTGCAGCTCGCAGAGTAAGAAACACAGATTTTGCAACCGGCGAAAGCCGCGATTACTGGGTAATTTCGGGCGCTAATGGTTTAGTAAAAGTTTTTACGCATGACCAATACATAAAGGTTAGGGACAGGAAAATACAGGGTCTTTTTGACAAAATGTCAAGCCCATCAGATGTTCTAAAAAGCATGTTTGAGTCAAAGAATCTTAAGCCATCTGCCACGATGTCGTTTAGCGGTGGACGCAATGTTGGCAGGCCAAAAATATCCAAAGACCATAAAGGTCGTGGCTTGGCGGCAGCAATGGCAAATCTGTACGGATTTGCGAATGACTTAAACAATGTTGGAGTACAAATGGGCGACAAAGTTGTCGCCGCGATGGCGTAAGGTGCAAAAATGAATGAGCCAATAATTGTTGACAATTCGCAGGAAAACTGTGATTTTACAAAATTTAGACAATTGGATATACCAGGGGTTCAGGATATTTATCAGCTTATGGAACGTGCTGGCGTAGAGCACCAGGCGAGTGACGGAGACGAGCAGATAGTGCGTTTTGCTGAATCTCATCCATGGGTTGACGGCATGGGGCTTGAGGCAGCATGGATAATTAATAGAGCTCGCGAAAGAGTCAAAAAGAAAAATAAGCCATGAGAGAACACAAAAACTCCACAGAGCCCCCGGCATGGGTGGAAGATTCAATCATTAAGTTTGTCGAAGGCGCCCCAGGAACGCTTGAGAAGACAGCAAAAATGTCTTATACGAAGCCAGAGCTGCGCGAGAGAATTAAAAATCGCATCATGGCGGGTTCGCGCGGCGGTAAACCTGGCCAATGGAGTGCAAGAAAAGCTCAACTATTAGCCCTTGAATACCGCAAGGCTGGTGGCGGCTACAGGGGGAAGCCAAAGGCGTCACAACGTTCGCTAAAGAAGTGGACTCGCGAGAAGTGGACGACTTCCGATGGCAAACCAGCAATCCGCAAGGGCGGAACACGGCGGTATCTGCCAGCAAAAGCGTGGACAAAGCTTACGCCGGCCCAAAGGGCTGCAACTAACAGGAAAAAAATACTGGGCAGCAGGAAGGGTAGACAGTTTGTCTCCAACACGGAGGCTGCTGAGTCTGCCGGCAGACAGGTCAGAAAAGGATAGAAAGACGTTAGTGTTATGCCATCACGGTTTGACGAAGATGACGATGAGTACCTTGAGCTACTGGCAGAGTACGAAAGATATATTCAGAAAAGTCCAGGAGCGTATGAAGACTTTGACGACTGGCTCGAGGTAGAGTACGGAAACTCAAGACGCAAGGCTCTGAAAAGAAATGTCAGGCGTCATAAAGATAAGGATTTTTAAAAATGACATTTCCAGGATTTGATGGAGACATAAAGCTACTCGCCGACATCGCTGCAATTGATGCAAAGCGGAATACGCGCGGTGAAGATAGGGCGATGGACCTAATTGCCACCTTTGAGCACATGCGCAGAAACATGAAGTTCAAAACTGGCGAAAAGGTTTTTGACGATTCGGAAGCAGAGAATGATGAATAGTCGACTCCCGCGAGTAAGACCCATCCCCGACGACTTCTTCAACATGAAAGAAGAAGAGCGCCGGGAATGGGCCAAGAAGTTCTTAAAGGATTTCGTGCGCCCAGGGGAATCACCCCAGGCTGACAACGAAGATGACGACTAGGACTTGCGAGTCCTCTTCGGCTTAGCCTTTTCCGATGATGTTGCATCCTTGATGAGGTCATTCATCTCGTTTTCGTAGATTTCATTGAACTCGTCTGCATGGCGCGCCTTGAGGACGAGGTGAGCACGACGGCGCGCCTCCTGGCGCAACGAGTTGCGCAACTGTGATGCAGCTTTTTGTTCAGGGCTGTGGCGCGGTCTGCCGCGGTTAATTCCCTTTTCCTTGAGCTTGCTGTATTCCGACATTGCTGTATCTCCCTGTGTCTAAGTAGGTGTATTGGGATGAGCACATCATAAGCAACTGTTTTAAGTTTGACAACACTTTCTCGGGATTTTTTTGGAGCAATTTATTGGAAACATTTTGGCAAGCAAAAGGCCCGGCCTGACGGTTTTTCCGCCATGACCGGGCCCCAAAATGCTGTCGTTTAGGCCTCTCTGGGCCTATTTAACGACTTAATCCGAATATTTCAGAAAGGCTCGTCTGCCTCGACGTCGTCCATCAGCCCTGCCCCTGCTGGGACCTTGGCAGTGCTGGGGCGGCTACGGCGAGCCTGCGAAGAGGCGCCAGAACGCTGTCCGGACGAATCCTGATTTTCGCTGCGCTGGCGACGCTCAATGGTCTCTAGCGACTTGGTGGAAATGGCAATCTCTTCCGCAACGACTTCCACGATTGAACGCTTGTTGCCTTCCTTGTCCTCGTAGCTGCGCTGCTCGAGCCGCCCATAAACGACGACTCCGATTCCCTTTTCGAGGGTGCGAGCCGAGTTCTCTGCGAGGTAACGCCATGCCGTGACATTGAAGTAGCTGGTCTTTTCCTGCTTCTCATTCGAGGCGTCATACCAGACGTGGGTATTCGCGACGGAGAAGCTGAGCTTCGCCTGTCCCGAGGTGGTGAAGGTGAGTTCCGGGTCTGCTGTCAGATTCCCGATAATCGTTACTGGTGACAAATTCACTGGTTTATCTCTTTTCTCTAATCGATGCCCTAGGGCATTTACACCCTACACCCAGGGTGGTACTGTGTCAAGCATGTCTACACAGAGCAGTGCCGAAATACGCCTAACACTTAGTGATTTAATTGCTAACACAATTTATTCATTTTTAGATAATTCTGATAATTCCCCAGAGGAAGAGCGCGAGCGCCGCCTGGCAACCCAAGATACTGCTGACGATATCCTCAATGTTCTAGGTCTTGTCATAAAAGAAAACCAGGATGTGCAGTCCGGGATTGAGGCGCTCATTTCTAGAGACATTCCAGATGACTTCGGCATTTGATATCCCAAGTCGCTCTTTTGATTTTAAGGCCGATTTAGCCTTCGGTCAGAAAAGCGAAAAAGATATAGAAATGTTTCTTGACGACTTGTCTGACGGGGCATTTGAAGTAAAAACAGATAGGTATCGAAACGGGAGAATGGTTGTTGAAACGAACCAGAATCCCCGTGGAAGTACCGATTCAGACGGGAATCGCATCTGGGTCCCTAGTGGAATAAACGTAACAACGGCGAAATGGTGGGTCTATGTATTCTCGACCGGAAGCGCCTTTGTTGTCATCGAAGTCGCCAGACTTAAGCGTTACCTTCGTTTAAACAGAGACAAATTTAATGAGGTCTCAAAAATATCGCTCGGCGGTGCGGACAATCCAGCTCGCGGATTCCTGCTCATGGCTGATGATGTAAAGGATTTGCTAATTAATCCAAACTATGACTAGAATGAAAGTTCTAGTCACTACTTATTATTACTAGGAGGGGAAATGCAAACATTCGTTCCATCAACGAACATTCTTGAATGCGGACAGGTTCTTGATAGGGCAAGACTTGGGAAACAGCGCGTCGAGACGCTTCAGCTAATTAGGTGCAATCTCGATGTTTCTCTTGGGTGGAAAAATCATCCGGCTGCAAAAATGTGGGCAGACAACATTGGCGGCCTAATTGCCTATGGGGTGACTATCTGCGACGTGTGGATAGCCCGTGGATATAGGGACAGCTGCAGGGAAAAGATGCTTTCATACGGAGAAGCCGACTTTGACGACATGCCATTTTGGTGGGGGGAAGAGAGCGTTCACTCATCCCATCGTGCAAACCTCCTACGCAAAGACTTTGCACATTATTCGCAGTTTGGCTGGACAGAAGACCCCGATATGCCGTATATTTGGCCAGTAGAAAAGGTAGGATGAGGTCATGACAACAGAACTGAACGCAGACACATACGATGAATTCGTAAAGAGCTCGGCGACGCCAGTAATAGTTGACTTTTGGGCACCATGGTGTGGCCCGTGCAAACAGATAGCCCCAATCATCGATGAGTTGGCGTCAGAAATGTCCGATGAGGTTTCTTTCGCAAAACTGAACATCGAGGAGTTCCCTGAATTTGCAAGACGCTACGACATCCTCACAATCCCGGCATTAATAGTTTTACGCGACGGGGAGTATGTAGGTAGAGTTACTGCATCTGGCGGTTTCAGCAAGTCGCGACTAGTTGAGAACGTACGAATAGCCATCGCTGGTGACAGCAACTAATGCAGCGATGGCTGGAGTATCGGCCCACTCTTATAAAGTGTAGAAACCGTAGCGGTGACACGCGGGTTCAAATCCCGCCTCCAGCACAATGAACAAAGAATTTGAAAAACTCGTAATACACCTATCCGCTGAAATGGCTGAGCGACTAAATAACGCATCAGAAAAGTTGAAGCTATCTCGGGGTTCAATCATCAGGCAAGCGCTAGATGAGTATCTGGAGAAAAAAGGCGTTGAGAAAAAATCTAAATAGAAAGGAATACGCAGATGCCAAACAATAGGGGCACTCTCGGTAAGCTGGCGCAAGCTGGGGAAGAACATGACGTTGTTTATGTAATTTGGCATACGGCAGACCCAGTAAATAGATGGTTTGTGACAATTGAGGAGACAAGGGAGCGGGCAATCCTGAAAAGCCTTGTAGATAGAAGGCCGCATCCAGCAAACCTGGGTTTCACCCAGGACGCATGGACGTATGAAATAGTCGACGAAAAGACATGGCTTAGGATGAACGCCGGAGGACTTCCAATTCCCCCCAAAACAGTCTATTCAAACCAGGGCGCTTAGCTCAGTGGTAGAGCAACTCGTTTACACCGAGTAGGTCGGGGGTTCGAGACCCTCAGCGCCCACAAGTGAGGGAAAACAAATGGAAGAAGAATGGTCATGCGATACACCGAGACCTGCTGGATTCACCTACCACATGAACGTAACCATATGCGATGAATGCGGTCTGAAGTTCCCCTACTATGACTGTTACTGCGAGTTGGAACATGAATGCGAAAAGGGGAAATACCTCAATGCCTAAGTTCTCGCAAAATGAGAATTTAATTTCACATTGTGGATAATCGCGGTAATATTTGACACAATAAATCTGGGGCCTGTAGCTCAGTGGTCAGAGCAGGGGACTCATAATCCCTTGGTCGTGGGTTCAATCCCCACCGGGCCCACTATAGTTGCGAAAGCAACTCTTAAAAGAAAGCAAAGTAAATGAAGAAATTAGCGACCACCGCAATTGTCCTAACGGCAGTATCCCTGTCAGCATGCGGAACGCGCACCGTCGTCGTGGAGAGAACCGTGCCGGACACCATTGCCGCCACCCCACAGACAGCAGCACCAAAGGCAATTGATAGAGAAGAGCAGTTTCTCAACAACATTGCTGCTGATTATCCAGCAGAAGTAACTCGCCTTGGCAAAGTTGGAGTACTCAAAATGGGGCGTCTTACATGTGATGCGATTGACGAGGGTTCAACTCTTGCTGACTTTGTAGATATGGCCCAATCTAGTGGTGTAAACGCAGGCTTTATCGGTTCACTAATTCGAGAAGCTGTTGCCAATTTCTGCCCAGAGAATCAATGGTTTATCGACTCCGCCCTCAACTCTGGCGGAGCATAAATAAAAGGAAGAGTGGCAGAGCGGCCGAATGCACCTGTCTTGAAAACAGGAGTGGGTTTGCGCCCACCGGGGGTTCAAATCCCTCCTCTTCCGCTAAATGGTGTATTATCCAAAGAATGGACATGCCAACATACGGATGGTGGATTGAGCGCGTCGGTCAACTTGAAAAAGAGCGTAACGAATGGATTACCATTGCTCAACGACTAGCAAATCAATACCACGACGCAAACTGCGAGTTTGCAGCACCATGTTCTTATTGTGATGCCATGAAAAAAGCGACAAAGAAATAAAACAACACCAAAACGCCCAATCAAGGGGATATGGCGGAATAGGCATACGCAGGGGACTTAAAATCCCTGGTCGCAAGACTTGTGGGTTCAAGTCCCACTATCCCTACCAATAAATTTAATCTCAATGGCGAGTAGCTCAGTTGGCAGAGCAAGGGACTGTTAATCCCTGGGTCGCAGGTTCGAGCCCTGCCTCGCCAGCCATTGGGGAATGGTGTAATTGGCAACACGACAGGTTTTGGTCCTGTAGTTCAGGGTTCGAGTCCTTGCTCCCCAGCGAAATAACCCCTAATATCACAGCGGGCTCGTGGCGGAATTGGCAGACGCGCCAGGTTTAGGTCCTGGTTCCACGGAGTGAGGGTTCGAGTCCCTCCGGGCCCACTATGAACAACAATGACATCGTGATGAGACTACTTGATTTCGCTCCCTTAAAAGACGCTGACTTTGCGCGGCTAATGCTGGACGCAGCGGAGGAGATAACAATCCTGCGACAAGAGAACAAAGCATCACTTGCCCACCTAACGGAAATCTATCCATACTTCGAGAGCTGGGTTCTTGATGGGGTAAGACTTGGTCTGCCGCCAGAAGACCACCCTGCAGATGGCTGCGAAGACTGCGTATGGTTTGAGGAATCGGTCAAAAATAAAGCCAGGATTGATTCCGGGGAATTTGACTACATCACGAAAAGCGAATACAATGACCCAACCAACGCAAACAACACGGGGGACGCAAGTGGCTGACGAATACACAAAAGATGACCTGCTCAACGATATGGAAGCACTGCGTAGGTTGGGCTTAATAGAGGTAATAGGTGTTCGTGAAGATGGGGAATGGCTGTGGGGAGTAACGCAAAAATCCCTCAACATGACAGATGAGGAAAGAATTGCCCTAATAGAAACATCCTTTGGGGAAGACGTTGAGTAATGACAAACCACAGTATGCCTATGCCGTAATGGCAGAGGACTTGTCGCAATGCATACTTCTCAGGTCAACAAATGAAGTAGATGGCTGGGAGTGCATCGGTAACGTGGATAGGCGTTTTGCCCAACTAATTGTTACCGCGCTAAACTATTCATCTATTGAATAGCCGAACGTAGCGCAGCTTGGTAGCGCATCTGGTTTGGGACCAGAGGGTCGCAGGTTCAAATCCTGCCGTTCGGACAAAGCTGGTACCCATCCACGAGAGGTGAAAAAGTCCTCAGGGTGACGACCCATCGCGGGGAAGGCTAAGAGGCGGGCCGCACTGCCAGCATTTCAAGGGAGATAAATGGAGAGCATTACGCACACTCTTGTTGGTGGACAGATACTCATAGGCGTGCATGGCGAGTCAAAGTGTGCCGGAGAGCACTGTGTTATACACAACCCAAGTAACCACCACATGAAAGAGTGGCCACAAAACTGGCGTCCCGATAGACAGATGGTGGAGCGAATTTGCCCACATGGAGTCGGCCACCCAGACCCAGACGAGATATCGAATGATAGAGTGCATGGATGCGACGGATGCTGTTCACATTAAGAACATTTTGTTCCAAGATAGTCAATGCTGTTAAAAGCATGTCTCGGCGCTCCTACTGGAATCGCGCCAACTCTGTCGAGGCGTGGGGATTCGCAACAAAGATTGCAATTATTTTTCCAGGACTGCTTTTCGGCAAGCAGTTCTGGTGGCTCTATATTTTTGCAATAGCTTCCAGCGTTGCTCTCATCTGGTCATCAACAATCAAGACACTCCCAACAATTATCATCTTTAATGTTCTGTGGGTGATTCTTGCTTCTGCTGCAATAATAAAACATTTTATTTAAACATCCCCGCGCCTTTAGCTCAGTTGGTAGAGCAGCGGACTTTTAATCCGTGGGTCCTGGGTTCGAGCCCCAGAGGGCGCACCATCGTGCTAGCGTAAGAATGCAAACAAAAATAAATGGAGGCACGAGTGTCATCTCGTCTCATCGAAGTAATGCCTGGCGTGGGCGGTTTTGTCAGGCTTGACGGCTGTATGGCTGACGATATGTCTGTAGTCAACGCCGCAAGAGTTTCATTTGCACAACAGTCGTCTGACCTGCATGATGAACTTTCTGGGAAAGACAAGGGCCTCATAAACTTTCTCATGCGAGAGAGGCATGGGACGCCGTTCGAACACAACGCGATGCGCTTTCATGTCAAGTGTCCACTATTCGTTGCACGCGAATGGTTCCGCCACAGAATTGGCTCATTTAATGAATTTTCAGCAAGATACTCAGAAGTTCCTGACGAGTTTCATGTACCACGGGCTGAAGATATCCGCACTCAGGTTGGAAAACCGGGAGCATATTCATTTGAAACGCTGAAAGACGGGGACCCCCGTGTTCAGCTTGCTATAACTGCTATTAGCTCGAACAACGAAGCTTCGTACCGCCTATATCGCGACATGATTGAGTCCGGCATAGCAAAAGAAGTTGCAAGAATGGTTCTCCCTGTATCCATGTTTACACAGTTTTACTGGACGGTGAATGCTCGTTCTCTCATGAATTTTCTCTCTTTACGCATGGACATTAACGCTCAGCTCGAAATACGCGAGTACGCGAATGCAGTTGCCGAGATATTCAAAGGGGCAATGCCGGTGACATATTCTGCATGGATTGAAAATGGAATGAAGGCGCCATGACGCTCAAGGGGCTTATTCTTTCTGGTGGCTCCGGGACAAGACTTCGCCCAATTACATATACGGGAGCTAAGCAGCTAGTCCCAATTGCCAATAAGCCAATTCTTTTCTACGGCATAGAGTCGATGGTCGACGCCGGCATAACAGATATAGGCATCGTTATTGGCTCAACTGGGCATGAGGTGCGAAAAGCCGTTGGTGACGGTTCGAAATTTGGCGCACGCATAACGTACATAGAACAGACAGACCCGCTCGGGTTAGCCCACTGTGTCTCAATTTCGCGCAGTTTTCTTGCCGACGATGATTTTGTCATGTATCTAGGCGACAACATGCTCCAGCAAAGCATTCATGAGTTTCACGAAATGTTCGGCTATTTGGGCGACAAGCCGTCTGCTTCAATACTTGTAAAACAAGTTGATAACCCAGAGAATTTTGGAGTAGTTGAACTGGAGAATGGCAAGCCAGTTCGTCTCGTAGAAAAACCGTCAGACCCAAAGTCAAACATGGCCATGGTCGGTGTCTACTACTTTACGAAAGACATTCACGAGGCTGTTTCAAACATAAAAGCATCAAAGCGCGGCGAACTTGAAATAACCGACGCAATACAGTGGCTGATTGATTCAGGAAAAGAAGTTACATGCCATACCCTCGAGGGATGGTGGATTGATACTGGGAAAAAAGACCCGCTACTGGAATGCAACCGTCTAGTCCTTGACAAGATAGAGCGTCAAATTTACGAAAAACCACTCAACTCTTTTACCGCCGATGGGCGAGTTCAGATTGGAAATTCGATGATTTATGATTCTCGAATTATTGGCCCTGTTGTTATTGGCGATAACTGCTTGATACGTAACGCTTTCATTGGACCATACACATCAATAGGGAACAGCTGCGTTGTTGAAAATACCGAAATACAAAACTCGGTTCTACTCGGAAATAATATCGTTAGAGATATACCACGCATGAGCGAGTCGCTCGTCGGGCGTGGCGCAAGAGTTGTTCGGTCTTCGGAAAAACCAGCAGCATTGAAATTAATGGTCAGTGACCAAAGCGTAGTGGAGGTTGAGTAGTGCCACGCATTGAAGCATGTAATGAAATAACAGACGTATTGATAATTCATCCAGACGTCCACGCAGACGAAAGAGGGAACTTCATAGAGACCTATCGTCGCTCATGGCTTCCACTTGGACGCGAAATGATACAGGGGAATAGGGGCGACAGGGCCGCTGGTTCTCTTGTTGGACTCCACTACCACCTGCATCAAGCCGACTACTGGTATGTGCCATTTGGTATATGCAGAATTGTTCTTCACGACCTTCGTGTTGGCTCACCAACATATGGGAACACGTATACGACCGATGTTGGGGATACCAGTTACTACGATTTTGACCATCGAGGGATATTCATCCCGCCCGGCGTGGCGCACGGATTCTTGGCGATAACAAACATGACGATTACCTACATGGTGGACGGCTATTACAACCAAAACGACGAGCTGGGTGTTTTATGGTCAGACCCGGCAATAAAAGCAGACTGGGGCGACGGCGAAAAAATAGTCTCAAAACGAGACCAACTAAACCCCCTCATCTCTGACATTCCAGAATCAGTAAGACCACGATATGGGCTAAGAACATGAGCAAAACGCAATTCATAACTGGTGGCGCAGGCTTTATAGGCTCTAATTATGTACGGTATGTGCTCCAAAATACTGAAGACAATGTAATTATCTATGACTCGCTTACATACGCCGGCCGCATGCAGACAATGCAGGATTTTATTGACTCACAGCGGGTTAAATTCATAAAAGGCGACGTTTGCGATAAAGACAAGCTGGTCGAATCAATGAAAGGTTCCAACTACGTTGTTCACTTTGCCGCAGAAAGCCACGTTGACCGCTCTATAGCGCTATCTGACACTTTTGTTAGGACGAACTGCCTGGGAACAGACGCAGTAATGGATGTAGCCCGGCATGTAGATGTAGAGCGAGTTGTCCACATAGGTACTGACGAGGTATACGGTTCTGTAGAGGTTGGCTCGTCGCTAGAAACAGACCCACTAGAACCACGCTCGCCATACTCTGCGTCGAAGGCGGGCTCTGACCTACTGGCGCTTGCACACTTTACTACACACGGTCTTCCAGTGCTTGTTACCCGCTGCACGAACAACTTCGGACCTTTCCAATTTCCAGAAAAAGCAATACCGCTATTCATTACCAACGTGTTCCAAGGGAAAAAGATTCCGCTGTACGGAGATGGAATGAACGAGCGAGATTGGATTCACGTTGAGGACCACTGCTCTGGCGTGTACAAGGTTCTGACGGATGGGACTGCTGGGGAAATTTATAACATCGGCGCTGGAAACGAAACGCCAAACATCGAACTCGTCCACATGATTCTGGAGCACATGGAGCTGGAACACGAAGAATGGATTGAGTATGTTCCAGACAGAAAAGGTCACGATAGGAGATATTCAGTGAATATCGACAAGATGACTAATCTTGGTTGGCGAAAACGGCATAACATCGTAGACGACCTATGGTACGTAATTGCTTGGTACCGTGCTAATCGTTGGTGGTGGGAGCCATTGAAAAATGCCTAAATTTCTTATTACGGGGGCGAGCGGCCAATTAGGTTCAGAAATCGTAGAGAGAGCTGATGAACACGGCTATGACGTTGTTGCATTAACCCATGACCTCCTCGATATATCAAACGAATCAGCCGTCACCGAGGCGATACATCTATACGAGCCAACACACATTATTCACTGCGCTGCCTGGACAGACGTAGACGGTTGCGAGCGCAACCAAATTAAGGCAGAAAAGATAAACGCAGACGGCTCAAGATATGTGGTCCGCGCAGCTGCAGATGTTGGAGCACACGTGACGTACATATCTACTGACTATGTATTTAATGGGAAAAAGGAAGGGCCATACGAAGAGCACGATTCCCCGTCGCCGCTATCCGCATATGGACTAACAAAGCTACAAGGCGAGACATGTATGCGTCCAACAGATGCAGTAATACGCGTCTCCTCCGTATGTGGCAAAACCGGGAAAAACATTCTCAAGACAATTTTGAGAATTGCTCGGGAATCGTCGGAACTTTCTTTTGTCGATGACCAGCACAGCAGTCCGACATTTGCCGATGATGCATCTGCGCGGATACTTGAGCTAGCGACAATGAACGCATCCGGAATTTGGCATGTAACAAATCAGGGTTCAACATCATGGTACGACTTCGCCAAGAATGTTATAGATTTCGCCGGCATCGACGTACCAATAAAACCCATTAAATCTGTGACAATACGAAACCAGAGACCGGCGCTGCGCCCAATGAACTCAATTTTGAGAAACAAGAGAATGGAAGATGAGGGGATAGAACTTCTTGACCATTATCTTGTCCCTATGGAGAGACTTGTCAGGCAGCTTTTAGCCTGAATATCTTCCAGAGGTTGCTTTCCAGTGGTGCATTCCGCCATTGTCGTACAAATAGCGCGCTACGGCTATGTTGCACTCTGGCTTCAGAAGAACAGACATGTCGCCCCATTTGCTTCTGCATACCTGTGACGTAACAGTTACCCACGAGCTATTTATCTGAAGCAACCCACTATCGTAAGACCTTACAGCAGGGCACTTCCTGTAAATAGAAGCCGGAGCGAGTTTGCAATCTCTATGGCTCGTCCCAGACCTGTAGTTCCAGCCAATCACTTTGGACTTGCATCTACTCTCACGCCACATGATGTAAGAAAATTCCTTAACTGGGAGCTTGTATTTTTTAAGCAGCTTTTCCCATGATGGGCAGCGTTTTACTTCGACGGCTGATGGCGACGAACTAAGGCTCATTGCCCTAACGCGAGACATGTCGACCTTTTCAGCCATGCCAGGCACTCCAGAGAGAGGCAATTTCTTTTTCTTCAAGTACGAGATATGTGCTTTTTTGGTCTTTGCCCCATAATGGCTATCGACCTTCACGCCGAGGAACATTTGCAGGTCATGGACAGCCTTGCTCTTTTCGTTAAATTTAAACGAGAACAAAACTACATCCTTGTAATTTTCGTAGTAGTACATCTTGGGCTTATCCATTCTGTACTTACCCGTGGATTTCGACTTGTAGCAACCCCAGCCAGTGAACCCAACCGGCTTTTGGTCCCACAGGTATCTTGCTGGAACCCCCTGGCGGCGAGCCCAGTCGGGGTCTCGGTCAACCCATTTTTGATACCCGCCTACAGAGATTCTGTTGGCTACAAGAATTTGCTCGTCTCTTGTCGCTTTGTCAGGGGACGGAGCAAACTCCTCCCCGCCGAACCTCTCCCACGTCCCCATCGACGACTTCGGAAAAGAACTGCTGTTCATAATCCCGAGACCGCCGGCATAGCGGCCACCGTTCTGCCAGTCCTGGGCAGTCTCGCATTGGGCTAGTTCATCCCAGAAAGAATCTGTCGCATAGGCGTGAGCGCGCGGTGTGGACGATTGTCGAAGGTCAAAAACTGCATGCGAAGCTGGTGTAAACGAAGCTTGTGCTGTAAGCGCTGACCGACTGACCACCTCCTTTACTGTCCCCCCAACTGGGGCGGCTTGGGCCTGGTTAACAGACCCTAAAACCAAGATGGACAATGCAGTAGCAATCAGTCGGTTAGGTTTCACTATGTGTGCTCCTGTACTCGGCGGATACGGACAGCCCTGTTAGTAATAGGCTCATATTTGGTAGCGATTAATTCTACCATTTACACATCCTAGTCTCCAAATGCGCCCCCCGCAACCCCCACCACCGGGGACTCCAATAAACAGAAAAGCGACAGCCCAACGCGATTTTTTTTTGAGGCCCCTCTTTTGGATAAATTTATCCCAGTGGCGGCTGAGAGCTCAAAATTTGTGGGGGTACCCCATATTTGGGCTAGAAAAAATATTAGGGGCCGCTGTTTTTCCTCCACGGAGATGGCAAAAACAGCAATATTGACGAATTACTCAATAGGTTCTGTATAACCGTACTTAGTATCGTGCTTCTCCGCATAGCACCCCATATGCCAATAACCGCCCTTTACATCTTGCAGCATGTACTCAGACGGACCATAGTACTTGCACTCTACACACTTCTTATCAGTGAACCAGAACCCCAGAAGGGTCAAAAGACCCCAGACTCCCCCCACACAAGACAAAAGAAGAATAAATACATCCATACGCCCTCCTGAGCTCTCTGACAGCCTATTAAGACAGAACCTGTCGATTCATCTCATCCCACAAATCCTGTACGTGGACGTGAATCTCAGGATGGACCTCTTCTCGGTGGAAAGGGTCAAACTTGGTAGCCCGGATGGCGTTGGCGATGCTGGGGCGGAATTCGTACAGGCAGTTGAAATAGACCTGCCCATAACGAATTGTGGCGTCGCCGGCCTTGAGCCGTTCGAGCTCTTCGCTGACAAAGATGAGGAAATTGTCGTAGGTGTAAATAGTACTCATGACGGCAGACTACACCCCACAGGGGGCAAACACAAGGGGGCTGGATAAATTTATATAAAAAAAGTTGAACTCAAAAATTTCAAATTTGGCTCCCCCCTGCTGTGGGGACACGCGGTCAAGGCGCGCGGGGCTCCTGACCACCCCCTCTCAGCGACGTCATGCGCACCCTCATCCGAGCGCGCAACGCAGTGGTGAGCGCACGCCTCAGCAGGCGACGCGAGCGAGTGGGGCAGTAGTAGATAAGTCGGCATCACGCAAGGCGAGAGCAGGTGCGTACACCTCGGGCTCGGGCTTGGGTGAGCGCAGGCGTGTGCGAAGGCAACGCGATGCGACACGCCCACAGCAAGCAGGCAACGCAGTGCGACATGCGAACGCATCACGCAAGAGCAACGCAGTCGAACGCAACACGTCAGCACACGCAGTGCGACGCACACGCAAGCACGCACGAACGCAGGGACATCACAGGTACACTTGACGCATGAGTAAGCGCAAGCACATCGCACAACCGAAGTGGTCAGCAGACGAACGTCGTTCGTTTGCCGATGGTGTGCGCATGAAGGCAAGCACTATCCCCGACGCACGCAAGGCGCAGAGCAAGCGAGAGTGTCGCGCATGGCGATGGCACGCAGGCACGAGCGAGTGACACGCACGCACGCCGGCACGCACGCATCACGCACCGACCCGAGTAGATAACCCACCCCCATCGTTGCGCCATGCGAGGCGCAGTGTGTCAAGCCTTGCGATGAGCGCAGGTGCCACGGGTAGTTCTACACACGCCCGATAGAGAGCAACACCATTACCCCCATGACGAGGCACACAATGGCAATGGTCAGCGCAACAGGTTCGAGCCCGATGCCATCGACCCAGCGCACCCACCTCACCCACTGAGCATCGCACCACCTAGCCCACCCCACCCATAGGCGCATGAGGGGAGAGGTAGAGCGTGAAGGTTTGCGAGGTGCCACGGGTGTCATACGGGTAACCCTACCCCCTTGACATCACTCATCATCATGACACCCCTTGACATGTACCACCCCTCGTGTAGTGTCATACCCATGAACGCATCAGACCTACTGACCTCATCCATCAACGACCTCTCATCAGAAGGGACAGTCACCCATGTCAATGCCATTGGCGATGACGTGGAAGTGTGGCTGTCCGTGCCCACCTCAGAGGGGACACGACACGTCATCAGACGCATCCCATGTCAGACCCCTCAGCAGGCACAGAGTGTCGCACGCCTGTGGAAGGCTGTATGGTACTGAGCATGGAGACATACCGAATCACCGTGGCAGTGCGCAAGCGCAATGACCTCGACGCCCCAGCCAACATCGACGAAGCACTGTCAATGGTGCGCTCGCTACTCACGCAGGGAAGCATGCTCGAAGTGCTTGCTGTCGAGCCGAACGACAAGCAGACGAAGGAAGTGAAGTGGGGATAGAGGGACACACACGCACATAGCGTGTACTGTGTCATTCGTGTCAGGCATCTACATACCTCATCGCAAGGTGTATCAGAGCATCCGCGTAGCACGCCTGACGAATACCCACATGACAGACGAGGACGAGTTGGAGCAGATGCTCGCCGTCTCTCTGTTCATGACCAAAGTGTTTCAGGCCTGCCGTGACGCAGGTGTGACACCGCGAAGTGCCACGGGTGTTGAGGTGAACCTCCCCTCCCTCATGATAGAGACGGAGATGGAGCTCGGCATCTACCGTTCCCCCGCCGACCTCGACCTGCTCAGCGGTTGGCGACGGTACGAGGTTGAGTTGGAGACGACGCGACGCCGGAGGTATTGCTATGCCGTTCTCCTCCGCATGACCTCAGGACGAATCGTCTCCTAGTCTCCGTTCGCCACCACGCAGGGACGACGCAAGTGCCACGGGTGCTCTACGGGTGAGTAGTAGATAAGTGCGCGAACGTGGAAGCCTGTACATCTCGTGGTACAGTCATCGTCATGAGCGAAGCACAACAGCAACCCGAGTTCACGCCACTCATCAGGCAGTACAACACAGCGACATGCTCAGCCTGTCGTAGCAGTCTCCTGTGTACCCAGCAGACCCACTACCCCGACCATGGTTGGGTGCTCCCCTTTGACACGTTCGGCTACTACGGTGGATTCGATGACAACGTTGGTGTCCTGACAGGAAGCCAGCGCAGCCGTGAGTGGATTCTGTGTCACGACTGTGTAGTGAAGTTCCTCGATGTCTTCCCCCTCCTCGCCCAAGACATTGGTCAGAACTGCCACCCAGCAGGACGAGACGACGCACTGCCGTGCTGTCGCCACGCTTGGCAGGGAACTGCCATCTTTGGCAAGAACGTCTACGGGGTACACACGCGTACCGCATGGCCTGACGCACAGTGGCATGACGACGAGCCACACAACCCCTATGCTCGTGACGAACTATCGAAGGAGACGCAATGACACTAAACATCGAACGCACTGTCGCAGACTGGATGGTATGCGAGTGTGGCAACGAGCCCGACATTGACGGTTTCTACACCTGTCTGTCGTCAGGAGAGATGGTCGAGCCAAGCCTTACGGGTGCGTGGGACGGCCGTTCGTATCTCTGCTACCGCTGTGGTGCTATCTACGACATCACGACATTCGAGCAGACCGGCGAAGCCACGGTTGAGGTCATGCGCGCGAACTACCTACGCGGTGACACCGAGTAGTAGATAAGTCCCCCCCTCGCTCAGAAACACGCTATTTCGACTGTCGTCACTCAACTCAAAGCGGGGCTCCCGCAGGGAGGGCAGGGGGGGTGCTCCCTGTGTCGGGGGAGTGGTAGATAAGTTCGGAAGTCTGTCCCCTTCGTGGTACGCTCATGGTGCCACCTCAAACGGAAAGGGAATCCAATGGCAAGCATCATCAACACTCTTGACCGCGCAGACGCACGGGTCACCAACTGGTTGGACGACAAGTATCCGACCTTCATCTACCGATTCGTCGTCGGCATGTTCACATTCGCACTGCTCACGGGTGTGTTCGCCATCGCTAAGGCGTACATCACGCGCAACGCGTTTGACCTGTTCTTCGGAATCGCGCTGACGGTCGGCTCTGCCATCGGCGGAACGCTCGCCACACTGTGGGCGCGCAACGAAATAGCGTCGCTCCGTGACAAGGGGCGACGCGAGCACCCCTCCTACCCCTACAAGCGGAAGTAGATAAGTCATGGACGCACTCACCACACGCACGCGCGAGGTTCTCGCGGAACTACTCACGGAGCCTACGGGACGGCACATCTTGGACAGTGGCGGTGCCTATGGGCGACACTGGGAACGCAACGCTGGACGCACGCTCACAGAGTGGGACGCGCAACCGCGCGCATGGGCAGACCGCTGGGGCGTGACGCTCTCGGTCTATCACTATCTCGCGGAACGCTTGGAGTACGCGCCAACGCTTGACGCAGAGTTCCGCGCGTTCTGCTCGGAGAATCCCGATGACGGCTGGCTCTCTCTCGCGGAGTCGTTCGCGTTCGAGAAGGACGACAGCGCGCACACATGGAACACCTACAACGGTGAGGACTCGCTCGCGCAGACGCTACAAGGCGTGACATTCTCGCATGACGGAGAAGTGTTCACACTCTTACAGATTCACGGGGGTTGCGATGTTCGCGGTGGATACACGGCACCGCGCGCGTTCCGTATCACGGTGGACATGGCAGAGTCGTTCCCGTACGACAACGCGAACTATTCGGTTCACTGTCCGAACGATGAAGAACACTCGGTAGAAGTTGTCTACGGCGAGGCACTGTCACTCGTTCACGGGTACTCACTCGCAGACGATGAAACACCGCTTTACGGTGAGAGCGATTCAGACTCTCCCGTCTGCCGTGCGTGTCGCGCTCCGATGACAGTGGACGCACCGCACGCGTACTGATTCGGTACACGGCGCACGCACCGTGTCGGCACCGTCTATGAGAGTAGATAAGTGTCGGCACGGTGTCTCTGCCGTTATCTACTCTCACTGTTGCGCGCGACTCTCCTCGTTCAGCGCGAGGACAACCGAACGAAGTGAGGGCGTCAGGGGCGGGGCTCCCACCGGAGCGCACCACCACTTTGGGAAGTCTGTCCGATGTGTGGTACTGTCTTGGTGTTGCCGAACGAAAGGGGTTCACAGTGGCATCACAAACATTCATCATCAAGCGCACCGCGCGTCTCACGGACGGCCGTATCAGCCGAACCGTTCTCAACGAGGTGTTCGCTACCAAGCGCGACGCAGAGAAGTACCTCGGCCTCGCGCTCTACTTCCCTGCTCCGAACATCGGAGAGGACACGGTGGAATACTCCATCGTCGCCAAGCGCGCCTAGCGACGCTCTGACACTTATCTACTCTCACTCACTGGCCACGGGTGAGAGTAGATAAGGTGTCGCGTGCTCTATCGGTCTACCTTGATGATTCGCGGACGGGCGGTCACCACATCGCCAGCGTTCCCACCGCGACGGTGTGCGCGTATCCACTTCGCGCGGTGTTGCCTTTGCGATGGATACCACTGGTTGCGCCAGTGGCCACGGACGAGATGGGCGAGCGTGACCTTGTGGCCGACACCGCCTCCATCTTCGTCATCGCCAAGCGCGCGACGCAGTGAGAGAATCGTGACATTCCGCAAGTCGCCACCGCGACCAACACGGGAGGCACGACGGCCGTGTGCGCGATGGAGAGGAGACTTATCTACTTCCACATACTCCTCCATCAAGCGGAACAGAGCGACGAGGAAACGACGAATGGAGCGTGAGCGTTCCCACGACGCTTTGAGCATCTCGTCCGTCACGCGTCCTGTCGGCTCGTACAGTGCCGTCTCCTCGCGCAGTCCGTCCTCCCCGTAGAAGAATGCGTAGATGTCCATCAGTCGCAACTCGCGCGAGATGGCAGGAACCTCAATGGTCACTCCGTCCACACTTGTGGCCGTCATGGAGCCGAACACGCGGACATACAGTCCCTTGTCCCCGTTGGGGGCGAGCATCACGCTCCGTGCGAACGCGTACTCGGGAGACTTCGTGCCGAATCGCTTCTCAATGTCGGCCAGTGCTTCGGGCTTGACCTTATCTACATCAGCCCAAGCGAACGCGCGAACCTCCCAGTGTTCCGCGCCGATGTAATCACCGAACTGGTCGGGCGTTTCATGTGTGCGCGTCCCTGTCACGGTTCCGCCGTGCTTGTGAACGAGAGCGAGCAGGCTCTCAAACTCGCTTGCCTTCGTGCGCGACAGAACATCGTATCGCAGTGGCGTTTCCATCACGATGAATCCGCACGGGGTGTAAATGTCCGTGTCAAACAGAACCTCGTCGGGCATTGTGGCCTCTGCCGTCTTGACCAACTCGCGCAGGTCGTCGGTGAGGAACACGGTGTCAGCACGGGTGAGAATCGCGTCGTCAAGCGTTCGCGCGACCTCGTGGTAAGTGTGGCTTTCCTTCATCGCCACTTCCAGCGTTGCGCGTGACACGGTGTCGGTGGTTTCTCCGCCGACAAAGGCGCGGTAGTAGCCGTGGTGTAGGAGTCGGTCGGCCGTCGGGTGACTGGCGCGGTACTCCACCAACTGTGTGTGGAGGTCAAAGGCAAGTGAGGCGGACGAGATTTCGTTCATGCCTGAACTGTACCACCGTGGGGACAGCCTTCCCAACCTGCCGACTTATCTACTACCACCCCGTGTGCCATGCGCCAGTGCGCCCTTGCTCCGGTGGAGCCCCGCTCGTTTCCTCGCTTTCTCCCGCCTCGCTTCGCTCGTTGGGCTGGCGCACCGTGCTTCGCACGGTTTGCCCTCTGCCTGTGTGGCGTGGGTTGCCGTGGGTGTTCGGGCGTGTGGCGTGGGTGTGGGTGTGCGCCTGTGGGGTGGGTGTGCGGTCCCTCCGTTCGGGGTTATCTACTCTCCCCGTCACCAGTCCCTGTGTTCGGTCGGGTTCTCGTCCTCCCGAATCTGTGCGTCGTACGCCAGCCAGCCTCGGGTCGTCTCGCACGCCTCCAACGCCTGCCACTCGTCCCACGAGACGCTTCCGCAGTAGGTCGTGGACGAGAGTCCGCTGGTGATGCCGTGGCGGTCGTACCCACCCGTGAGCCTCTCTCGGGTGAGCAGGACTCCGACGACGATGCGGTCGCCCTTCTTCGCCTCCGTCTTGGGGAGGGTCAGGGTGACCTCTGCGCCAGCACCGTGCCAGCCCCAGTCGTCGTACGGGAACTCGTCCACGAGGCAGGTGGCGCACTCGCAGGCGAGCGTGTTCGTCCACTCGCCGTTCTCGTCGCACGGCACGGGCTTGCCCTCGTACTTGCACGGGGTGTCCAGCACCAGCGCACGGGCGGTGTTGCGGTCCCACCAGTCGGGGCGGAACCAGCCCGTGACGGAGTCGCCGTCCACGCTGTCCACCGTGAGGACGACCTCGCCCTCGTACAGGACGCGCCCGTCCCTCAACTCGCACTCCGTCTCAATCCTGAGCATGGCTCCCCTTTCGTCGGGGGAGACCGTCCCCCCCGACACCGCCAGCGTACCACGGGTGGGTCAGGCTTCCGAAAGATGAGACTTATCTACTACATCCCCGTTGCGTGGGGTGGGGGTGTCCCCTCCCTGCGGGAGCCCCGCATTATTTCCCTTCCCCTACGAGGCGCACCTTTCAGATAGATTTATCTACACGATAGAGAGACGGAGACATCATGGCTCATCAACTAGAAATCAACGACGACGGCACAGTGCGCATGGCGTACGCAGACCGAGAGATTCCGTGGCACAGACTCGGAAAACCAATGAAAGGGCTACAAACGGCGGAGGCAATGCTCCAAGCGGCGCAGGCTGATTTCGACGTGGTGACAACGCGTGTTGCGGTATGTGACGATAACGGCGAGCCGATACGACAGCCTGATGGAACTCCGATTCTTGTCCCCGACTCACGGGCGACAGTACGGGTGAACGCAGATGGTTCATTCGATGGTCTCGCCACTGTCGGCACGCGCTACGTGGTGCAACAAAATCGTGAATGTCTTGACTACGCACTCGACATTGTTGGAGCTTCCGGCGGAGACGCAGTCGTGGATACTTGTGGAGTTCTGCACGGTGGGCGTGAGTTCTTTGCGTCTATTGACATGGGCGCACTCATCATCGACCCGAACGGAGTGAATGACTCCATCGAGCGTTATCTACTCGTGCATAACGGACATGACGGGAAGACGGCGATTACATTTGCGAATACCAGCATTCGTGCGGTGTGCAAAAACACAGTGATTGCTGGCGTTTCATCAGCGAAGCGAGTATTCACTGCACGACACACCCGAAATGCCGACAGAGCAATCGAGCAAGCGAATCAAGTACTCAACATCTCGACAGAGTGGGCGAGAGAGTTCTCAGCAACGGCAGAGCGATTGCTGTCAATAAACGTTCCAGCATCATCGCAGATTCTCGACAAGACACTTGACGCTGTGTTCCCAACATCGAAAGATGCAACGGAGAGACAGAAAAAAAACCGAGATGATGTCATGGGCTTAGTTCGTGCGATTTACGTAAATGACAACAACGCAAAGAACTATGGCTACAACGCTTGGTCACTCGTAAACGCTGTGGGTGAATACCTCGACCATTATCGTGATGCAACGCAGACAGAGCGAGCACTGGCGTCAATGAGTGCAAACTCATGGGTGACTCGGGCGAAAATGAAAGCCCAGGATTATCTCTTGTCAGCGGTGTAACGATTGACGCTGTTATCATTTGTGTACAGTTCTAGTTACGGGGAGGCGTCATGAGAGAAGACGGCGATGATGACGACTTTATTGACTCCGCCTCAGATGATGTTAGTGACTTTTCTAGTGGCGAACTCGCGGTGTGGCTCTCTGAGTTCATGTCGCAATCACAGAAGGCTAAGCGCTTGTACCGGTCACACTTTTGCACCATTGTTGTAAACCGTCTCTATGACGAATTCGGTGTGGAGGGAATGTGCGAGTTGATGATGGCCATCGACAACCGTGCTGGCTGGATTTCTGACATTCTCATAGAGGACACTGAACTACACGACGCATTGTTTAACATTCATGGCGTGTTCGATGACGACGCGATTATCAAAGCGCGAATGAGCAAAGAGCTTGTAGAGATGAATCGAAAGATTTGGAGACTTCGTCGCAAGTATGCAAAGTTGATTGCTCAGGAAATTATTTCCGGCATCGACACCGAAGGCGAAGAAGCAAAGAGCGACTAACTGAGTTTGTCGAGCAGGCTCAGAATCATCTGCGTAGATAGGTCGGAGTTATCTACTTCCCCTCCATCGACTGCCGCACCGACAACCGAACGCTTCTTCTCGATGATGTCATAGATTTCTTCGTCTATCGTCCCCGATGTAAGCATGTATGTCGCCGTCACGCTTCCCTTTTGTCCAAGCCTATGAAGCCGACTGTATGTTTGGTCTACGTCGGCGGGTGTCCACGGGAGTTCTAGGAAAAGACATTCCTCTGATGCAGTCAGAGTGTGTCCCGTCTTCGCCGCCTGTATTGAGAGCACCATAACAGGCGCATCCTCAACGCTCTTAGTTTGGAAGAGGCGCTTGTTCTCCTCCACTTCCTCGACCGCCATCCCACCCTGAATGCGAAGATTGCCGTATTTGCGAGCGAGTTCATCAACGATGTCACGATGGTGAGCAGCGACAACAACTTTCTTGCCGTTCTCGATTCGAGCATTTATCCACTCCTCTGCTACGTCCATCTTTGCTTTGGCGGCAATCTTCCTGAGTACGGACAAGCGAACAAGGTGTTCGTTAGCCTCTGCCCTAATCATCGCGGCGATGGCTGCACCATACGATGGCTTACCCTGCTCGAGCGCCAACTGCCGCGCACGCTCGGCAATGTACAACAAGATGTCCTTTTCCGCCTTTGCGTATTCTTTCATCACTGACGATGCACCCTCGACAAGAAGCTTGCTGTGAATCACTGGTGGCAGTTCAGAGAGAACTTGGTCTTTGGTGCGTCTGATGTAGCACGTTCCACGTAAACGCTCATTGAGTTCGTCTAGGTGCGAGTGGCCGCTGATGTTCCACTGCCCGAAGTTGTCTTGATAGGCAGCACAGTAGCGCCGGTAGAAACCCCACAGCCCGCCAAAGTCTTTCAGGCGACCGAGAATCTCCAATTGAGACGCGTACTCGTTCGGGCGGTTTGTAACTGGTGTCCCAGTGAGACACAGTACTAGTCCGTCTTTGTGCGCCGACTTTGCCATCTTCACAGCCGCCTTTGTGCGCTGCGCCGTTGGAGTCTTTGCGTAGTGGCTCTCGTCGAACACGTATGCGCGATGGCCGGCGAGGCGCTTTTCCCAATGCGAAATGTTGCTGTATCCAACGACGACAACATCGTAAGAACCGCGCTCCGGAAAGTCTTTTCTATTCGTAACGGGGACGACGCGTCGGTTCGGTAGCCACCGGTTCCATTCAGACACCCAGTTGAGAACAAGGCTTGGCGGACATACAACTACCGCCGGATACGAATCCATAACGTACTCGAGCGTTGCGATAGATTGGAGCGTCTTTCCTAGACCCATGTCATCCGCGATGAATGTCCTGCGAGCGTTTGATGCGTAGATAACCCCTGCGCGCTGGTATGGAAGCAACTCTCCCTGCAATGTAGGGATGTCTACTTCTGCGTCTACCGAGCGAGACGCCTCGATGAACTCGTTCATTCGCGTGGTCACTTCGTCGGATAAAGCCGCCACATCGGGCTCCACGGGGACGTCGAACTTCTCTGCCCACTCGATTGCATTTAGTACGGAAGATGTTGGCGCTTGCCAGTAGTGCTTCTTCGCGTTCCACGATACGGCCGGTATCTGCTTCACCGCTTTGACGATTACTCTTTCGTACGGGACACGGATGGCAATCATCCCATCGTCTAGGGATACGCTTGCTGTTCCGGTTCGAGGGCGAGGCGCACTGAACGTCAGCACGTCTATTGTCACGTCGAAGTCATGCTTGATGGCGAACTCTCGCGCCTCGGCGAGGGACGTTACTGGTACACGCCATAGCTTTGAGCTCTTGTCCCATCGTGCGCCCCTTATTTGTTTGAGTTCGGCAACTTGTTGCTGGTCATACGGGAAGTCCAGCACTATCTCGTTCTTGTCTAGGTACAACCTCATCGTCTACAGAATAGTAGAAACCGGCGAGGCTCGCACTGGGGATGTACCGAAAGGAGAGAGGTTGCGCGAGCCCCACCGGTCCTAGGCACATACT